AGATGAGTTAGACATATCCTTTGTAACTAGATTAAGTCCATTCATCTCCTGTACATACATTTGATTTATAGTCTTACCTCTATCTATGTCTTGTTTGATGAGGAAACTTCTATATTCTGTAATCCATTGCTCTATCTGAATTCTACTTAATTGTTCTGATTCAGCAATATTATTGTTTCTTGCTTCTAATAGAATATCATCTATTATTGTATTTAGTGTATGTAATTGAACCATGATGATTAATTAAAGAATTTCAGTTCGCCTGTAGTAAACAATAAAGCCTCACTCTTCCTTCTGTATATAAGCCCTGGAAGTGTTTTTCCTCCAGCCTTTGTCCATGCCATAAAGTTCTTCTCTATAGTAATATTGTCAGCTCCTGCTAATATATTTTTCAATAGAGTGCTTTTCCTTAGAGCGTTTATGCCTACATTATACGAGAATGATATTAAAGCAGATATCTTATCTTCATCTATATTGCCGACTAGCTTAACTACATTTGCTCTGTATTCAGCAAGAGTCTTATTTAGTGCTTCTAAAGCCTCCTCTTTTGTATGAATCTTTGCAAACTTGTATGCGGTAGTTCTAGTAGCCAAACCCTTTAAAGGCTTCTTCTGAGCGTCTAGTATCAGTTCTCCATATCCTTCAGTCCAGAATCCAGCAGGGCACATCTTAGGCTGAGTTCCTATAGTTTTCAAATCTCCATCGTGTAGTGACTCATAGTGAGATACTAATTGTACTAATTTATTTTCCATGTGTTATGTATAATCAAATATTTTGTATAAACTAATTAGTTACCTTTTATAACCCTCATATCAGTTACCTTTATTAACTCATTACTATTTACTATAGAGTATTTAGTTACATCCTTCTTCCTATAGTCTAGATGTATTAGCCTATCTAGCCACCCCTTGTAATCCTCAACATACTCCCTCGTTGAGTAAACGTATAAATATTGGGAATTGTTTATATCTAGGTTGCAATTTAGTGATCTTTTTTTAAGTTTTATTGTATATTTTGTATCTTTATTTGGATAAATAGTAGTATCTATGTTAATAGAATCAACTAATTTCACTGTATCTGGTATTTTTACATCAATATTTGACGTCAGATTGGTTGTAGATACACTAAGAACATCACCAGGCTTATTTCCTTTGATTTTAAGCGACTTTCTCACTGAATCTAACTCATGTATCAGTTTATCATTAGAGTCTCTTAAATCGTCTATATTTAGCGTTAGAGCGTAATTATCCTTTATACGTCTCTTCATTATATTCTTATATACTTCAGCATTAGTTTCTGCTGTATACATTTTTTCTTTCATAGATACATAATTATCATATGAAGCTTTTCCAAAATAACAAAAACCGACTATCGTCAAGATGCCGGCTAATGATAATATTAATTTAAATTTGTTTAACATAGTAGTTATTGTTGAACTGTTTCAGTTGGATTACTTTTAATTTTCTTAGTAACGAGCATTCCTGTTCCTAGTGTAGTCATTGCTATTGAATTTAACAATAGATCTGAAGAGTTCTCTTTGCTTATAACTACACATACAGTTCCAGTTATGAATCCTAGACATCCAACTATACAGCAAGCAAAGCCTACTAGAGCGCTTATGGATGACTTCCCATTACTATTGTTTAGAGCTTCTACGAGAGAGAATTCTTTTACGCTCAGTTTTGATTGATTTTCTTGACTCATTTCTCTTTTCCTTTAATTCTATATTGATTCCAGTCTTTCTCTCCACTTCAGCAGACAGATACTTCCTTATTGCTTTTATTATTCTTAAATCTGGATTAACTCTAGATATATGTCCTAATACGCTCCATAAATCAGCAGCGCAAAATAACGACCCAACCACTCTTGTTATATTATCAGAAGACCCAATCATATTCCTTTCTACCATTGCTACCATAAATATAGCAGACAAATACATAGCTAGTTTAAATGCTGTTTTTGATATACAGATACTGAGTATAAATCTCTTTGTTTTTACATTTGCAACTGTAGCCCACATTAAATCTAATAGTGCAGCAGCAAGCACATAATGTATTACCTGTATCCCAGGACCAAGACATGTAGCTAGGAATGTCATTCCAAGTAAGGCCTTAGACACTGTATAATTAAATATTGAATTTATTTTTGCTATAGATGCTGGAATTATTCCGATTAGCTCTGATAAGAGAGTATTGTTCATTTCTGTTCTATTTTTTTGAATCTGTTATTATGACAGCTATAAATGTAATAATTATAGACATTATTATTATATCCGCTAATTCAACCATTCTTTTATTTGTTTTTTAATTAAGTAGTAAAATCTAACTGCTACGTAGTATATGTATGATAATTCAAATTTCTTATCTTCTAATAGTTTAAGGAATATTGCGTCAGCCATATCTCTATCTATTGGATTGAATTCGCAAAAGAAATCGTGAATCAAACATGGATAATACGTCTTATTTGTATTTATCGCACAAGTGCATCCATCCCATGTGTATCCCGTATATATCTTTAGAAACCCATATGAGATAGATCCTTTTTTACACTGAAAATCAATACCAATTAATTCAGGTATGAATAGTTCGTAATCATTTTCTAGTGTAAACATAACTATCTATTTTTATATCTACTAAGTGCGCACTGCTCGCAATACGTATTGTAACCTATTCCTCTTTCGGAATTCTCATTAGTTGGCTTGTTACAGTTCTGGCAGCTCATATAATTCTAGATTAAAATGAGTTATAGCGTCTTCTTTGGTGTCGCTTTGAAAGCAGCAGCTTTCTGGGTCTCCGCAGTTACAATTGCACTCTATTGGACAATAAAATCTTAATTCAGCTTCTAGCAAATCATATCTTTCGAGAGTAGTCTTATCTACGTATTCACCACCAGTGGCGTTTGCAAATTTCTTGTATAACATATTGTTTTTAATTTTGAACAGTCCAACCTTTATTTGTAGCAATAGATGTATCGCAAGTTCCAGCACCAGGACATCCTGTAATTTTAATAGCCTTGCCACTTACAGTAGGAAGTGATGTAAATAAAGCATTTAATGCAGATGCATTCATATTACAATATTGTACATCAACCTGTGGGCTTGAACCTCCGAAAGCACTTGTAGCGTTTGTCAGTATTATTCCTGTAATTGGGAGTGGAACGGTTGAGTTGCCGCCTATGCTTAATTTACTTAACTTAGCGCCGATAGTTAGTGATTGAGCTAGATTCTCACATCTATAAAATATATTTGTCCAGTTGCAATCCTGAGTTCTACTTCCCAAAAATTCAAGATTAGTAAGGTGCTTCAAATTACCACACAAATAGAACATATTTGTACAGTTAGTGTTTTTGTCATTGCCAACACCTGCTGGCAAATGCACCTCGTCTAAAGCAGTATTTGTATCAAACATATAAGCAGTAGAGCCTGTTGAGCCCCAATCGCTTGCAGTTATATTGAACGTTCTAACCTTTCCACTATTTGATAAATAATATGTGTATGATGCAGTTGAACCTCCACTATACAGCGTATCCATTGTACCATTAATCACGCCAGTTCCATATAATGAGTATGTTCTAGATGTAGCAGAACCCATAGCAGGAAAATTGAAATCCTCAAAACTCCCGCAATTATATGCGAAATAGTCAGAACTTGTAACGTTGCTTGCATCATAGATATTTACCTTTTTCAAAAATGGGCTTCTAAGTGGTGATACAGCAACGCCATTGCTGAACATTTGAGAGATATTAACCAATGAAGGTACATTAATTTCCGCCCATGCAACACAGCTATTTTGTTGGGTATATTGTGCGCTTGTTTTTGCAACTTTGAAATACTTTATATCCGAACTTGCATTGTAAATGCGAACGGTGTAAGCCCAAACTTTCCACTCAGGAATCCACACACCTAACCCGCTACCATTATTTTCTACATAAGTGTGAGATACTTGTGCGGTTAAGTTATTGCCAGCCGTTTGAGTAGTAAATGCTGTTGATACTCCACCTTCAATAACTCCATCGCCCCAATCAATAGAGTATGTTCCATCTGATGTGGTTTGAATAGCGAATCCATTTACTCCCCCATTATCAATACAGATCATCAATATTTCACCAAGTTGAGCTTTGCCACTTATATTTGGAAAGCTATTGCCTTGATATGTTATTCCTATATTACTAATAGTTGGAACCCAGACTCCTCCTATATTTATTTTCTGTATAGCCATATTAATTTCTATTCATTACGATTTCGTAAAATAATTCCTCGGTTGAAACCGGGCATTGTTTGTCTGTAAAATCTAATGGTATCGCCTGCAATTCTTCTATAGTTGTAGCATTTTTGATTGCTTGTATTTTTGCGTATCTCTCATCGCTTCTTTGCATAGTCCACGCAACCGCATTGGTACACTTTTCATATCCATGATTTTCAAATCCACTCCAAACTGGAGCAGGTAATACGCTATCGAAATTACTATCTATCATTGCTGTATAATTACTAGATACCATCTTGATTGCCATATCTTTCATTTCTTCCAGTGTGATCGTGCTGATTTTAATTTCGCATCTTAGAATATCTTCTATTGAAGCTCCTTCGTTATTTAAAAGAAAATCTATTTGTTCTTCATTTAAAATAATAACGCCTTGAATATTGGACATATCAGCTTCCGTTATAGTAATTCTGTTTTTTAATATGTAGTAATTCATAATTTATTTAAATAAATACGTTATTAATGTCATTATTGTAAGCACACCTTCCGATCGAGGCCAGTCCTATCCAATTAGAATCATTAGGTACGTTAGGAATAGGTAATCCACTTCTTAACTTTGTTTCTGCTAAATTCCAAACCAGCCAAACCTGTGTTCCTATTTTTACTGTTGGATATACTTGCGTATCATTTCCAATGTAGCTAGCGCAAGGCGTTCCATCTGCTTGTAGTTGCTCTGAAACTGTTGCTGGGCGGACTAGACGAATCGAACAACCATATTTTACGTTTGATGGTGCAATATATGTTTCTGCAACATTACTAAAATTTAATACTTTAACGTAATCTGTAGAAAATACATAATCTTTAATTTGAAAAAGTCCGTATGCTTTCAAATAACTAAAACTACCATCATCTAGTCGCATTCCACCCGCTCTAATTTCCATACTAAATAAGTTGACAGCATTAGAATTAGGCGGAAGCCAATAATCACTATTAGTAGACTTCATTCTACTAAGCGGTGCAAAATTAGTCAATAGATAATTAAAATCAGCAAGTAAGGGAACGGTCCAGTCATCACTACTTGTTATACTATTGGTTCCTGATCCTTGAGTTGCATACCAGTTATACAGATAACCATATTTCATAGTCTTCTGTACAAAGTTATACTGATAACTAGATATGAATACATTATTCATATCATTATTATAAGCGCATCTAGCACCAAAATTTGCAGTACCCCACGTAGCATTATCTGAGATATAGGTTATATCAGTTCCACCTCTATATTTAGTCTCTGCTAAATTGCAACCAAGCCATACTTGTGTGCCAATTTTTACAGTAGGGTATTGTAGTCCATCATTACCTATATATGGATCACAGGCACTTCCATCAATTTGCAACTGTTCATTTACGGTGGCTGCACGAACCAATCTGATTGCGAGCCCCATTGATTTTCCACCAGTAGCATCACCAAATCCGCCATTAGCTCCATTGTTATATATCATGAAGTAGTAAGTCTGTGCTGCATAATACTCCCACATACGAAATTGATATCTTAAAGAACTAAATACACCATCACCATTTTGTCTAAACCCAGATCCTCTAAAGTTTAGATTATATATATTTAAAGCTCCTACATTGCCTTCCCAATAAATAACTCCATCTTCTTTAAGCCTAGCTCCTATATTACTTTGACCACCTGCATCATAATTAACTAATGTAGTTGTATCTCTATTTGCTACAGCTCCTTGAGGAACCGACCATCCAACGTTAGACATTGCTAGCGGAATTATACTAGCATTTCCAGTACCTTCTATCACATAGTAGTTATATAGGTATCCATATTTAACTACTGGAAGTCCTGCAGATAGACCCATGTATCTTCTTCCTACCATTATTCTTGAACCTTATACATTATTGAAACATCACAAGTAGTTGAACTAGTGAATGAATATAAATAAGACAACTCAACTCTTTTGTTCTGAGGAACATCAATTGGATCTATTTGCATCATAAAATATGTATACGTTACAGCTCCTACAGTATTATTACCGGTAGAAGGCACGAACGTTACATCAGCAGCCTTTAAGTTCTTTATTATAAGGGCTTTATTTATATCATCATATACCGGAGGATTTGTTGGAAAATCTACCAATACCGTATTTCCACTTGCGTAATTGCTTGTATACTTAGATAATTGATTTGCTATATTTGGAGTTATTGTAGCTCCAGTCGTAGCAATGAATGACGTGTTTACTGCGGCTGATGTATCTATCCATATGCTCTCATTATACAATGGGGCTGAATCACCAATATGCACTTCATTTAAATACGTCTTAGACACTTTTTTCCAATATGATACAACTGTATCCCAAATTAAAAAGTAGTCTGCATTTAGAGGAATAGTCTTTTCTATTGAGGTATTTACATCATGTAGTTCATTTAATTCAAAACCACTATTTGGATTTACAAATATAGCTCCATTGTTTGTACTATTCAATGCAATACCAACTATAACACCATGATTTGGAGCTACGGGTCGTGTCATTGTCAAACCGCCTTCCGTTGTAGCGGATAGATATAGTTTAGCTCCATCAGTAAATGTAGATGTATTGAAATTGTTTACGGTGCCAAATACAGTAACGAATCCTTGATGGTTGTTGCTTATGGTTTCAGTACAAACCCCTATAACATAGCTCGTTTGCTCATTTGTGGCTATTGCTTTAGTAGCTGTTGGTCTATTGCCTTGAGCGCCACTAATGTAGACTACATCTCCATCATTTAGTTGTGATCCTGTCTTATTAACTACACGAACATACATTTCAAGTCCATTTTGTAGTATAACTCCGTTTCCTAAAACAGTAGATAAAACTTTGTATGTCTCATCATAGTACATAGATCCAGCTATAGATGGAGTTGGCGGAGTAGATTGAAATTCTACTACATCTGGCCTTAATACTTCTTCAGCATGATCATGGGCTGATGGAGTATATGTAGATGGTTTATTTAGTATTTGAGCCTCTCCACTAGTAGCATTCCAATCTGAATTAACTTTAACGTTTGATTTCCATATGCCATCTAAAGAGTGAGTATACTCTATTCCAGTGATATTATCATGCCATATAGTCCCAATAGAATATCCACTTGCTATATTTTCATTTATAGTAGGAGTTATATCGCTAAATACTTTTGGTTGAATTTTCTTTATCATATTGATTTTGTTAGCTATTGGTCACAGTTATTACGGTATCTCCTAACTCATCCTTATAAGACACAATCTTGTTTCCATCTCTTGATACTGCTTCTACCAATAAATTAATATCTGAGGACATTTGGTCTGCAAAGTCATAAAGATAAATACCAACCATGTTGCCCTGAAATGTTACATTCTTTATCTTTACTAAGCTATGAATTGCGGATATTACTCCATTGATAGAGCAATTCTCCATATCAGTGAATTGATTATTACTGTTGAATAAAATCCCGTCACCTCCAACTGATATTATTGAGTTGCATTTTATGTTAGATATTCCTCTTAAAGAGCAGCTATCTATATTTTTAGCAGTCACTGAAACCATACCCAGAGGAATAATATTACAATACGATAGGTCGTTCATGTTGCATTCAGATATAAAACTCGATTCCACATTGCGGAATTGTGTAATTCTAACATTAACTATGTCTCCTGATATATTCGAACTATCAAGTATTGAAATTACACTAGAGAATATAAATCTCACATAATTACTTACTAAGTAACCAATACCAACTTTATCTATTTGGTCTATCTTATTGTACGATACACTGTTTAGTAAAGTCGCTTGATACAATATTCCTATTTTATTGTTAAAAAACGATTCAGATATTACGCTCATTAGCATAGAATACTTCAGTTCATTGATCTCGTTATCGTGAAAATCTGAATATTTAATAATTGAATGCGATTGAGAACCTATTCTATTGTTTCTAATCAATGGCTTGTTCTCATAATCTTCTATCAACTTATAATATATCTTGTCTGATAAAGTTGGTATATCAAATCCGTTAATATCCCAAATGTAGGTATTTGGAGTGAATTGAGTATTGATGCAATATGTATAGATAAGTAGATTAGGTTCATTTGAATTAAAATCGTTTATCACGTAATGTAGAGTTCCGTATAAATAAAATAATTGACCTTGCGTAAAGTTTGTGTTAGTAGGTATTGAGCTGTACGATGGAATATTGCTGCTATTAATCCTGCGGAATGGGTATTTTAATTCTCTCCAGTCTCCTTGAATATCATTGTTGCGTAAAGTATCGATTCTTCTATATATCAGACCTCTTGTAGAGTCGTTAGAGTTATCAATAGTGTAGTATACGATATCATGCGTATGTATTGGACTGTAAGCCTCTACTTTTAGTGTATTGCGAGTGGAGGCTGTTAACAATAAAGGCTCCACTGGACACACTACTTCATCGTCTTGCAGTATTCCGTAGAACAGATCTGAAGCTGATCTACCTAAAGTTACGTTTCCGTCAGAGTATGTAGTTCTGTAATCTGTAAGCAAGTATGTTTGTACAGGAACCAATAATGAATTATTTATTAAGTCTACTAACTCGTTATATGTAACGTGTATAGACTTTCTTACCAGCTCCTCTATGTTTATATTTGAGTCTGTAATTGAACTTCCATCTATAGAGTCGAATATTGCTATGTTATTTATCTCAGACACATTTGGTCCAAGTACTCCTTGTTCTGGAAGGTTTACAATATGACTAGCATCAACTACCTTTCCATCTGATGGTTTAATCCAATCTGGCTCGGTGTCTGGTTCCCATAGTTGAGGGGCTCCAGGAATATAGTCATCAACTTTCAAGTAAGTTAAATCAATTCTATCTCCATTAGCATCTCCAGTAGCTTTATCTACTATACCGTTATTGTTGGCATCATAGATACTCTTCTCCATAAATGTATCAGTTAGATACTGTACATCTGGGAATAAGTTTACATATCTAGTGCCATCCCAATACTTTATAGTAGATCCATATTGGTTTGTAGCTAGATCCATCCATAGAACATTCATAGACGGATGAGGGGCTATATCACTAACCCATATTCTTAGATAATCTCTATTTACCATAATATTATACTTCTAGCCAATTATATCCATCAGAGATTAGAGATATGAAAGATCTATTTGTCATTGGATCATACTGAAATCCTCCTGGAGTGTGATTCATATCTACATAAGTAACCTCGGAATATGTGCCATTTGCAGAATTTTTCAGTATTATAGTGTCAGATCCTTGGGCTGAAATCATATCGCCAAGTATATTTCCAAGTCCGCCTAGCTCAAAAAAGAATTTTATTTCTCTCCCTGCGGATTCTGAAGCTAAAGGGAGTGTAAGATTCACAGTATTATGTACAAGACCTCTAGACCTTACAGAAAAGAAATTCTCTCCCTTATTTATTGAGTAGTTTTCATATGTTGAGCAGTTAACTGAATCTATATACACTACTGGAGCAGTCCAATTTCCCCATTCAAATCCATCTGGAATTACAGGAGCAGAATGATAAAGTCTATATGCGGTAGTGCCATTTGTAAAACTAGCTGTTTGCTTATAATCAGCTACACTACCAGGAGCTGGGTTAATATCTTCTACTAATAGATTAAATAATGTAAATCCATTTATACTCCCAGACGACAATGTAACTGCGTAACTACCAGGAGTAGTCATTGAGTCCAAGTCTGTTATTGGTATATTTATAAATGAGTCAGATAAGAACGATTGTGGAGTTTCTACTTTTTCGAATGTTCCTTCTGGGTATATACCTGCTGGAGTTGGGCCACCTGGACCTCCACTGGCAGGATAGAATTTTAATTTTCTCCTGTATATTACATCATTATCTAGTTTAACTTCTTGTATATACTCTTGATCGAATATAACTGTATCTCCTACAGAATATGTATGTAGTTCTAATAGACTATCAGATCCAAGTACTGCTTTGTGTGCTACATCTAGATTCGCAGTTTTTAGTGTAGCAAATCTAGTTCCACCATAGAAAGCATCAAGTTCTTGGTCTGTTTCTATTGTTATGTTTCGTGATAAATTAGACGCTTTTATATATTTTGTTGTTGGCACCAAGCCATCGACAACAGGTATTATAGTAGTATCAGTAGCAAGTCCTAGCTCTGTTAGCGCGCTTATTTTTTTTCCTTTTAATTGTGCCATTGCATTTTATTGTTCTAATAGTATTGGTCTAGAGTCTTCTGTAAATAAAATAAATAAATCTTCTGTCAGTATTGCGTCAGGATTATATTCTCCGGAAGACAATCCGTCTCCATAATTCTCTAGGAATGGTATATTGCTAATCATCAATCTATTTAATAGGATTTTCATATCCTTTATATCCTGTATGCTGTATGTAGATTGATTCATAAGCATATACTTAACGAGATTGTGTAAATGCAAAATAGATATGGCATCGTTTTGATCCATATCTCTATTGTTTATATTTATTCTTATATCATTCAGAATATATAGTCCAAAATCCCTTATTGATTTATCTATATCCTTCATATTACATATAATAACTTGGTTGGTATATATTCTTATTGCTAGATATGTTTAACATTTTTTGATAGTAAAGCTCAGCATCTTCTATGTATCCTAACTCTGCTGAGTTTAATAGCATTTGTTCTAGGAATGCAAATGTAGTCAAAGCCTTCTCCATATCAAAATCCTCAAAGATACATTTCTTTGTAGCTATAAGATTTAATTTATATGAATAGAAAATATCTGTATTTACATAAACAATACTAACCAAATCTGCACTAGAAATAAGAATTAATTCAAATACTCCATCAGCTGTAAATGGTTCTGAATTTGGATCGTCAGGAAGCATTGTTGTAGCATCTATAAGTAGTTTGTATTCATCTGTTGTAGGAGCTGCTGCTAATGTAGCCGCAAGAACCACTGGATCTATTGTATAACTAGCATCAAGACCATTTGTTATTATCCTAGCTTTTATATCAACTATAGTCGTAGCGTATGGATCTGTAATAACATCATCATTATATAAATCTACATTTATAAGTCCAGATATCTTTGATACGTATATTTTCTCTATTGTTATCATATATTATTCTTTAAACTAAAAAAGGGCAGTCTTGATAACCGCCCCTTCTATTGTTATTTATTAGAGACCAGCCCAAGTTGCGATTGCATCGCGCAATACTTCTGCATCTCCAGCACCGCCAACAGTATCAATGTAAACCTCAGAAGCGAAGTCTGTAGATTTTACATATTGATTGTCTGGACTTTGATAGTTGTTTGAAAACTCGATAACCAAAGTATCATAGTTTTTAGTCAAATCAACATTCAATTCTGGTTTGATTACAGGCCATTCAGTTCTGTATGTAATGCCTCTGTAAGCCAAAGCAGCTTGTTCTCTATCACGAACGATATATTTGTTTCCGCGACCAGGAGCGCTTTTTACAGTAGCAACTGTAGCACCTGGAACTACTTCATATACATTCGAACGTGGAGTAGTTGGATTTGTTTTGTACAAATAAACATCCATTTGAACTTGAGAATATGGAGTGATTGCTTCTTTACCTTGAGTAGAGAAACCATTGTCAACTACAGATAGAGCAGCCAAATAGATTACTCCAGCTTCAACTGTAATGTTTGCAGTTGGAACGTCTGTAGATTCGCCACCAATCAATGTAAGTGTTTGTGTTGGATTAGCTGCATTGTGAGCTGCGATAAGTTGAGCAAGAGTGCTTACACTATCAGCAGTTAATACAACGTTAGCAGTAATACCAGCACCAGAACCAACGATTGTAGCAGCAGGACTAACACCAGCAACTGTACCAGAGAAATATGCATTATACGCAGTCACTCTGCGACCAGCGTGAGCGTTAATACGAGTGTACAATTTGTTTGCCAAAGTGATAGCAGTTTCTCCAGTTGCAGCAATAGCCTCATAAGAATGAGTGAATTGACCTGGATGCTCATACAAGTCGTTATAAACGATACGAGCTACATAACGATGACCAACAGTGATAGTTGCGCCAGTGATGTCAATAACAGAAGAAGCTTCTGTATTTGCAACATATGCACAAGTTCCGTTAGGTGTAATAGATTTAATTTTATCTTTGCTAATTGGAGCAGATTTCTCGATGACTGCGTCTTGAATCAAAGTTCCAACTGATTTTACATATCCTAATTGGATTGTAGGAATAGAAGAACTAAGACCATTGCTAGCTATGATAGTTCCGTTTGCTGGGTTAATCATTACGATATCACCAACTGTAAGAGTATTAGCGTCTGATGGGTTTTTCGCTGTAACATATGATTGTTTTCCAACGAATACTGTATTTACTTTTTGTAACATAATTTTAGTTAATTTAATGAGCTCAGCTTAACTAGTTGTTTAGTCGCTCTACTTTCGCATTGGATTTCCACGTTGAACTAAACTGAGATTTGTTATTGTTATTCGGATGTTAAAGCATTTGAGGCATAAGAGTTAATCCTTATATCTGAAATGTTTTCTAATGCAAGACTAACAGCTTCTACGACTATCTCGCTCCACGTATGGTCTGGCAATGTTGTTATTGTACTAGTTCTACTCACTGTAGACGAATACCAATCTAATTTTTCTGGCATCTTTATGTAAGTTAATACATATTTCTGTATAGAGTAATTGCCATCCGTATAAAGCCTTATATGGTTATTTACAAATAATCTAATTGGCTTTGCGGAATCTCCATTCAAATTATGCTCTGATAGTTTAGATTTTAATTTAGAGTCTATATCTTCTATAGTAGACTCAATCACATCTGTTCTTAAAACCGTCTTCTGTCCATTCTTTTCTGGCCACAACTCAGACGTTGATGTTATAAATGCAGTCTCTCCTACAGCGATAAAATAATCTGATGGATAGTCAACCTCTATTGAATAATCAAAACCTTGAGTGACGTTTGATACGTCATAAGGTCTTTCCACGACTAAAGTTCTGAGATCTTCAGTTCGTTTTTGATTTTGTTGAAATCCAGTTCTATACAGGTTTCTACCAGAATATCTAGACTTTATAAATCTCTCAATAGAACTATTAAGCCAATAGTCTATTTCTTCTGGAAGAAATGATGGGTAACTAGATATTTCTGATTTATCTAATTCTATCTTAAAGTTTCTATGGAGTTCTGTTAGTGTCATTTACTTTCTAGTTCATTCATGATCGCCATTCGGAGATCTTGATTGTTTTTGTTATTTAAATATGCAACCGTATCTTCTAGAGATGTTCCTATGATTTCAGTACCATAGTAGTATGCATTTTTATTTTTTCTCATTATATTCTTAGCAAGGGCTGTTTGAATGATAACTTCAGTATCTTTGCTTTTATTATCAACCCACTTAGAGAAGAATACTTCTGGATCTCTTTCTACTAGTTCGAACAATTTGCTCTCTACTAATTCAGAGGACATTGTATCTGATTTGTAACCAAGCAGTCTTAGGCATTTTCTCATATCATCAAGAGAAAGTTTATCGAACTCCTTAATTGCCTCTCTTTTCCTTTTATTAATCTTATTGCTTTCTTGAGCTTCAGAATCCTTATTGATTATAATATATTCTGTCATAGGTTTCAAATCATTTACTCCGTTAGCAACCCTTTTATGGTTTCTCAAGAATAGATATTGAAGTTCATCCCATGGACGAGAAGTATCTAGATATGTTTCTTTTGCTGAAATTTTGATAGCAAATGTAGACCAATATTTACTAAATGGAGCTAGAGTGTCTTTTTCTAGTCCCAATGCTTTTTCAAGTCGAATGGCATCTTCTTCTGTAAGTCCAGTGTGTTTGTTGCCAGATCTTGTTAGTACTGGTGATATGTAATCAAAGCATCCTTTATACTTTATCACGCCAGCCCATGAGTCCTTTTTTTTGTGTTTTAATACAACTTCCATATTGTCATTAGTTTATTACTAGTTAATATAGTTATGCGGTCCAGAACCAACCAGACCGCACTATGATTACTCTACATCAAGAATCAACTCGCCACAAGCACGTGGGTCGAGGACCATGATACCTACTTCACCTAGGAAGTGTACAGAGTATCCGTCTTTCGCGTTAGAACGCAATGTGTTAACCGATTTAGCATATCCTGCACCTGGGGTAACAGAACCACCTGTATGCCAAATAACCATCTCTCTATCTTTGCGAGCAACCTTAACGATGTTAGATTCTCCGTCGCGCATTCCAAAGTCAAGGAATGTAAAACGATAAGATTCAGTAGGTTTACCTGTGATAGGGTGAAGAGTACGGTTGTGGATTAAATCATCATACAAAGGTAGATGTTTAACTGTCAACTCGATACCGTTAGTCATTTTGTAAGTAGTGAATTGACCACCCAATACAAGCTCTTGACCTGAACCAGTGATAAATTTGCTATCTACAACTGTAAATGCAGCAGCTTTTTCTTTAAGAACGCGGTCAAATTCACGCATTCCCATTTCGCCAGTGAAAGCAACGAATTTACGTTCGTTAGTTCCAAGCAAGTTATAAGACATGTCATACAAGAAATCTTCAAGAAGATCTGCTGTAAGTTCTGTATAATAACGACGGTTAGCTGGTGCGATTTGTTGCAATAGACCTGCTCCAATATAAACTGGACGACCATTAGAACCCATCAAGCTAGTAGTACCATCTGCGTTTGCGTTGTATTTAGAGTATACAAGTTGACGCTCAAGACGTTTCATCCATTCGCGAGCAGCTTTCCACTCTTGGAAATCAGACCATAAGTAAGATGTTTTTCCAGATTTAGGATCTTTCAAACCAACAGCTAGTACAGTGCTATAAGCAGAACCTGTAATATCATAAGACAAACGTACAGTAGTCAAGTGATTGTGTAGTTTGATATGAGTGCTGTAGTTGATGATATCAGCTTCTTCTGAGTATTCTTCGTAAGCAGAACCTAGACGAGAAACTTGACATCCTTGTTGAAGCAATTCAGCAGGAACATAAGAAGCAGCTTGTCCATCAGCTAAGAAACAGGTATAAACCCACTCATTACCATCTTGATAAGGAGCTCCAGCTACACGTAGTTGGTATTCTTTGTTATCCAATTCGAGGATTGCACCAGGACCAAACCATTTATCTTCTAGGCTAATCATGATTGGAGTGTTACCAAGACCAGCTTGAACACCAGTAGTTACTGCAGAACCATTCCAACGAGCAGAACGGATAGTTACAGCACGGTCTGAATCAATCATAACATTCCAGCGGAATTCTCTTTGATCGATTACTTTTGTTTTACCAAGACCACCAGTCAAGAAATCTAGAGATGATGTGTATCCACCGTCTTTAGTACCAAATACATAAGAAATTATGTTTGCTACTTCGTGTGGTTTTGTAAGCAGAGCATTAGACAACATATTCTCATCAACAAGATCAGAGAACCATTTGCCTTTATACATCTGCAGGTTATTTAAAATTCCATTTTCCATATATAAAACTTAGTTTTATTTGTTTAGTTTTTTGAGGGTTTCATTAGTTGAGATGAGGCAATATCCCATATGTTGCGTACTCCTCCATTGTTAATTGTTTGTTTAGAACCTCCAACGAATTTCGTAGATTTGAGACTATCTTTAAATTTTTCAACCGCAGATGTTTCTCCACTCTTTTTTGCCTGAGAAATTAGAGCATCGCCCTTCATTGTGAAGTAAGCGGACTCTATTAAGTTCTTTGTTGATTTAGCATAGTCCTTTTGATATTTAGTAAGACCGTCTGACTCAACTCTAAATATATATTCCATAAGCTCTTTTTTATCTTGCTTAGGAATTTTTATTCCACGAACCTCAGATGTAGATTCTATTTCCTGAACAACGCTGTTGTAAAATTTTTGTTGTTCTTGCTCAGCTTTCTCCTTAGCCATTTTTTGATTCTCCAATAGCTCTTTCTTTTCTACCTCTTTGCTCTCTTTTAAGAACTCTAAAGCATCAATAGCTTCGTCTTCTAAGATATCTGCATCTTCATACTTCTCTATCTTTCTCCTTATTTGAGTATCATTGAATCCTTTCTGAGCTAAAAACTCTTTTACGATTTCTTTTTGTGTAGCAATATTGCTTGTATCTACATCATCATACTCGTAAGAAGACGATAAATTAAAGTAATCTTGGATGCTTCCTCCGTTTTTAACGAAGTCATCTAATTCTTTTATTTGGTCATTTGCATATGATGGAGCGCTATTTACTTCAATAGCACTCTTCATATACTCGACTAAATCTTCTACACTCTTAGGTTTCTCGTCATCTGAGATATCTTCCCACCCAATAGTTTCTGCTAATGCATCGAAGAATGTTGAAACTACTGTAGAATCTTCATTGGCATCATCATTTTGTTCTTCTTCTTTGGGTTCATCCTCAGATGGTTTCTCTTCTACTTTAGACTCTTCGTCTTTGATTGGTTCATCATTTTGGAACTCTTCTGTTGTGTCATTCTCGTCAATCAAGTCGAATGGATTTTCTTCATCAATATCAGTTCCTCCGTATACCTCCATGCCTGGTATCGCCCTAGAATTATCATTAGATCGCAATCCACCAAATACGGCATCAAAACCACCTAGTACTTCTTTTCCTTTACTCATGATTATATTATTTAATCGAATTTATTTTTTTTGTAATTAACATTTTTTACCGCCGCCTTTTTTGCCGCTTCCTTTTTTACTTCCAGATTTACAAGCCATGATATTAAATTTTATTTGATTTTATTTTATTATAAGCAAAACACAATTCTTTGTGGTCTTCAAATACCACCGGACAGCCAACGCAATCCACATACGAAACCATCAACATTGGTTTACCTCCATTTTTAGCTTCGTTTTTCTTTACAGATCTCACATTGTCGAGATTAATCATCTCTCCTGGTTTAACTTCTACGAAATTACTCATATTATTTCTCCCCTGTTGTTTTATTTTTTATTACTGTCCTGGCCTTTAGTTGTTCTCTTTCCATTGCAGCCTTATCTTTTTGTTTCTGCAAATTTATTTGGAAGTCCATCTTTTTAGATTCTAGTTCCATCTTCTTTGCTTCAATCTCTTTCTGCGTAGACAATTTTCTTTCTTCTAGATTTTTTTTAGATCTTATGTCTTCTTGCTTTATGTTTGCCTGCATTTCTTTGTCCATCATATTTGCCTGATGAATATTATTCTTTAGTGCAATATCAGCAATCTCCATAACATCTGGAATCCCATTGTTATCAGCATCTAGATCTTCTTGGAATTTATATGCGTTAAGTTCTGCGACGTAAACCCTAGTTTGATTATCTGAATCTATTTTATATTTATCCAACTCTAGTTCAGATTGTTTCATTTGAAGCTCTTCTGCCTTAGCTTGTTGTTGAGCTTGAATCAATTGCATTTGTCTTTGGTTCTCTTCTTCTGCAGCTTTAGATTGTTGCTCCATTCGTTTTTGTTCTATCTCAGATAGCTTGTTTGTTATGTCGTTTAGATTTTGCATAGACATTATTTGAGCTACATCTAATAGTGTAGCGCCATTCTGCATTGCTGGTTGATAAAGATTCTTTATTGCTTCTAGCAATTGAGTATCCCTAGTAGAATCTGATACAAACAAATCAAAATCATCATTATAGAACTCATCAGATAGGTTTATAAATGCTCTAGAAGCGTCGTCAAGAATATAATGAAGGTACTTCTTATCGCTCTGTCTCCAAGCTTCTTTAGCTACGTTTAAAAGAGCTTTAAGCATATTCTTTTTGAATTGCCCATGCATCCAGAATAAAGGCTCTGTAATGTATGCAGATTGCTGTACAGACAATGATGTATTACCAACTAACTCGCTAGGTGATATCGCTCCTTCTCTTTGTTTGGAAACACCAGATATAGCTGATATCATCTCCTCAATCTTAGACATCAAATTGATGTACTGGTTGATTACGTCTGACATAGTTAAATCTAATGCAGATATCTGATTAAACTGAGCTGGTTTACCTCCTTCTCGGCCTGGTATATCCCATCCTTCTTCATATGGATTAACAAAGTTAACACCAATAGCAGATAGATAATGCATCCATTTTGCAGCATCTATATTCATTGATTTAGGGATCTGTGTTATATCCATTGTTATAACTTTACCCTTATCTCTTGATAATGCAAGTTCAAGTCTATACCATACAATTATATACATATACTGCAATGGCTTCATTATTGCAACTAGAGATTTCGATGGAGTGTTTGAATTATTGTGTATAACTCCAACATATGGAAGTTTTTGTGCATTTGGATTGTCTATGGATACAAATTGATATTCTATTGGATTTATACCTGCATATAGGTCTGTGCCTATTCTATATCCTTCCCATATCTCAATAATCCATTTCCATTCTAGAGATACTTCAGTTCCAACCATCATATAGTCTTCGCTAACCATAGTCTCTTGTATATCCCCTACCTCATCTACATACTTAAGGAATCCAATCTTCTTGAATGATTTCCATGTTACATGCCATAGGTTAACAGAATTACTTGAGTTAATATTCTCATCATCAATAGAAGATACTGTCTTCATATCTAGATGGACATAGTCTATCATCGGTCTATCACTTCCGTAGTTTCCAGCATTTGGCTGGTCTGTACACATTTCTAGTAGCTTATCGAGGTCTTTCTCATCTAACTTATCATACAGTCTATCATAAGCCTCTGTATATGATGTACGCATCTTTCTGCAAGCCCAGTCACCATCCTCTATGAATTCTAAGTCTGGAGATTGATCGTGAGCAAAGTATTTGGGATTAACCCTTTCTGCGATTGGATTGCCATTCTGTATACCAACATAACCTACCTCCTTGCCTGATATCAAGCCGTCTTTCCAGGCTTTTACAAATTCGTGTTGAAGATTTAGTTTTTCCTTTAAATAAGCAAGAGCTCTAGATGCTACATGCTCACCCATATCTTTGTAATCTTGAGTGATATATTTTGATATAGATTCAGGCTCCATGATTTCTCCTGATTCTAGTTTAGCTTGAAAATCTGCAGCCGCTTCTTCGTCTAGTTCTGCCATTGCAGATGCCATTAGATAATCAGTTATCATTAACTTCATCTTCTCCTGTATCTCTGAAGATGCATCGTCGCTGGTTCTAACTACTTTATGATTGAAAGGACGTTTAGTCTCCTCGCCTATTAATAGGTCTATCTTTTCTTTTATGATGTTCATATTTTGAGGAGATGCAGGGAACCCATCGTCTTGATTAAATGGATTGGTAACATATAACAAGTCCTCTTTATCTATGATTCCATTGTATAGATTATAGTTAATCTGCATCTCATCTGCATCAGTCCTCTCCGTTGGAGAATGTGATATTTCCGACATACCAATTATATAATCAACACATCTTTCTCTCCATTCTTTATTCTTCTTTTTTAATGGAAGTTTCTGAGCTGGGAATATAGTTGTTGTTTCTTTCATTTATATTATTTTTATATTTCGAAATATATAATACATAGTCCTATGATCATTCGGATATATGTATCTAAAAGTTTAAATCTACGACACTAGATCCAGATTTAAACCAAGTTGAACCAAATAGAGGCTTGTCGAATAAATCCTTCTTCTTTTCTTCCTCTACTTTATTCTTTACAGTCATGTTATATAGTTGTTCCCTATATATCATACAACATTGTAACGCTCGAACTCTATCGAAGTTTCCTTTGTCGTTATATCTTATTAATTCTTCTAATAGCGGTTCAGATAATATCCTTTCTACATTTTTGCATCCAGGAGCAAATTCATCATTTAACCAATCCTTTATAAGTATCTCGGAGTAAGCAATGATGCCTTTGGTCATGTGAATTCCTTTTCTCCTTTGCACCTTAGAGTTTCCTATGATATCACTAATAATATCAGGCTGATCTGCTAGTAGATAATCTTTGTGTTTGTTGGCGAAGTATGTAAATAGACCTTTCTTTTCATTCTCGTACAGCAATCTTGCATTGTAGTATAATAGTAGTTTCATTACATTCTCGTAGTACTCATCTGCCGAATCTGGTCTTCCTGTATACTCAGCAACTATTATATCGTAATACTCTTCAAATCCTTGGAATCTCTTGTATATTATAGTTGACCCTAGAGATGTAGAGTTTGCGGCCTTATCAAAGTCATATGGGTCATTCCCACCAATATATAGACCGACTGGAGTATCTTTAGCTGGATGCTCCCATATAACTATAGAACCTGTCTGATCGTCGTCTTTGCCTAATGGATATTTAGTTATATCGCCTCTCTTTTTAACATTCCAAACCAGCTCTCCATTAACCCAGTTTAAATCACCCACTTGTTTATGATTTTGAAGGGCCTTATTCGTACGAATTCTAGCAAGCTGGGCCATTAGTTCTTTTTTAGGAAAGATGTTACCAGTGAGCTCCAAACAAGCCTCCTGAGGTGTTATAGGCTGTTCACTTATATATCTATCTATAGAACGTGCATCTGTAGCATTCTTAACTACATCCTCTCTTAATGACAGTACATAATCTTTAGCTTTCTCTGTGTATGTATTGCCATCATCATCCATGTATAATCTAGTACCATCATCATCTCTTACATCTAGATTAGTGTACTGAGGAATGAAGAATCCGCATTTATTTCCATGAGCGTTTTCATCCCATATATTATCTAATGGTAGGCAGTTATATCCATCTGGAGCATAGAATAATTCACGCAAGCCTGTAAAGTCTTCTCCATCAGAACCTCCGGTTCCAAACACAATCATTAATCCATGAGCGATACCATCCTGCTCTACAGAAGGTCTAGCAATTTGCCATAACTCTAAAAGGTTAGGAAACTTACCTCCTTCTTCTAGTACAATTAAGGCTCCGCTTTTTCCACGAATTTTGTTAACGTCATTCTTAGTCGTAACGCCTATTATCTCAGATTTATATCCAACTTCTACTTTATTACCTGCATCATCAGTAGTAACTACAGAGGCACGTCTATGCATCTTTGTATCTACCTTTTGACGCTTCTTAGCCCATGGTGTATTTTCATCAATAAAGTCCATATACTCCCATGCTTTTGTAATGATACCATCCTTTACAAGGAACTCATTCTCTGCAGCAAAAGCAAATGATTTAGACTCTGGTATGAAGTAATAATTCCTACACATCATGGATCCGTTTTTAAAACTATAGCCTTTCCTTCGTGATTTCAGAACAGCTAGATGCTTCCCTTTGTCTTGAGCTTCCTGTACAGCACAAAAGAAATAGTAGTCATAATCATAGAAGTCTGGGAACTCTCTAACCTTCTCCCTTTTCTGTATGATATTGCCATTTCTATCTTTAACTTCTTTAGTTACAATACGAAGGATAGGGCAGTAGTTTAGATAGAAGTAATTGAAACCACTAATCCAATCTCCGTCCTCAGCTGTATATCCATTAAGGCATCTATCAGTCTCTTCATCCCAAAATGCTAGGTACTCACTAGTTCCACTTGGTAATAAACAGTAAACCCCGTGCTTCTTGAAATGAAGCGCAGGCGCCTGGAATTTTGAAGAGTTAACTATCTTTTTTGAGAAATCTATCATCCTTTGCTCTTTTTATATTTTTTACCCTTATTCATTTTCCCAGCAGAACTTCTCTTTCTAAATAAATCAGTATCTCTTTTCCCTGATAATACATAATTGATTTTTAACTCCAATTCTTCTTTAGTGAATGAAAAAATATATCTTTTGTTTGATATAAATCTTCCATTTTGGTTGTTGCAAATGTAAGATATACTTCTAGAATCTACAAAAGTTTTCCTACTCATCTCTGATATGCTTTCTGCTGTATAGTTTGTTTTATTTAAAATATCAAAGCCGAAAACATATTTTCTTGCTTCAATAGCTACTTTTGGAATTCTATTTTTTGATGAAAGTTTCATCTTTTCTATAGTATCTTTTGTGTGTTTAAACCCAAGTCTGCCGCTATCACCTCCAGGAGTTGAATTATATCCATTCTTATATGAATCATAAATTTCAATATACATGCATTCAATAATGTTCAATTCTTTTGAAATAGACTCTTTACTTCTATCTTGTATATTTATTGCACATAATATACTGCATGTAAAATTATCTATTCCATATTTTGATATCGCAATGTATAGTTTTAGCTTACTACTTCCTTTGTTTATTGTTCTATTATGATGAAGCAATCTATTTCTTATATCTACAGACTGTCCTATATAAACTCTTCCGTTTATTTGATTTTCTATTTTGTATATACCGCAATTCCCTCTAGCAATCGCTTCTGGATTACTTAGAGGGAATTTATCTGAGTTTACGACCTTTTTATTAAAGTCTATCATAAGTATTACTTATTTAACCATGCAATAAATTTGCGGAATAAAGATTTAATTTTAGATTCTTTAACAACTACTGATGCGCGAAACTCATCAATTTGTTTTGTAAGTTCTAGTGGGCTAACAGTCTCTTCTGCAAACTTTACTAGCGTGGTTTCTTTTAGTTGTAGTTTCTTTTTGTTTTTACGTCTAGCGTTATGAGATTTCTTTTCTACGATAGTTGAAACTTCTTTTTCTGGTGTCAATGCTACTGGTTGAGCAGGCTCCACTTTATTTGCTTTTTTGTTCATTTTAATTAAATTGAATGTTTATCTATAAAACGTTATCACTGTTTATTTTGTTTGTTCCTGTGTTTTGTCTTTTACAACAATGTATACACCAGGATTAGTTTTATCTACTGAATAGTATTTACCATCAATAACATGTGCATATGGTATTATGTAGTCCATATTATCATCAGGTATAATCTCAAATGCCACCATTAAATCCATCACTATTTGACATATATTTATGAAGTCAAACTTAGCTTTTGTATCTCTAACAAAGTGTAATCCAACCTCACATGGATATGTTACATCTGCAAATAATTCCTTTAACTCCTTCACAGGAAACATTAGTGGAATTGTTTTGTATAAAGTAACTTCTTTCCTTCCTGATGAGTAATGCTGGATTCCGTGGGCTCTAAGGAATTTCCCTACAGTCTTTGAGTGGAATACTCCTGTACTTGTGGCAACCTTACTATTCTTTGATGATGGAATTTGACCATCTAGAAACACTACTTTACTCATCGTCATCCTCCTCCTCTACTTCATATTTAAATGGCGGCTTAGGTCCGCTCCCTACTTCATAATCCATTATCATATCCATAGCAGCATGACTAGAGATAAAAGAATCATTTATCATTAAGTCGTCTATATCAAACCATATGTGCTTGCTCATCGTCTATTTGGTAATTCGTACATTCCTATATCTCCACCACCCCTAACTCTACTAGATTCAATCTCATCACGCTTAACTTGTTTCTCAAGTGTATCTATTGATTTGATTGCTTTCTCTAGCATTCCTGCTACAGCAAGAGTATCCTTTGCCATTCGCATATCCATTCCATGATCATCTTTAGAATTCATATACTTACTCATTGCTTCTAGTCTATTTCTAAAGCCTCTAAGTAGTTTTAAATTCAATGTATCTAGAAACTCTATGTATTCTTTTTCAGCCTCTATAGTTAGTTCGTTGGGAGTCCAGTCTTTGTTGAATAGTTTAAGTTTAAGTTTCTCTGCTCTCTCTTCCTCATACATAGCCTTCACATATGGACTATCTGGATGGTTTTTAAGCACTATATATGTTATATAGTCTCTAGCTATAGACTTATCCTTTTCAGACTCCCAGATAGCCCTAAAACAAGGAATTGCTAGGGCTTCTGTATGTATAGTAACTTTATCTCCTTGTAAATCAAATAGTTTCATTTGATGCTTCTTCTTTTGGTTCCTCTGTATCTTCTTCCTCTACTGACTCCTCGAATATAATATCTAATTTCTCAGACTTAACAATGTCTAATTTGCAGAATATATCATTAGGTTCATATATATTCGGAATAGAATCTGTATTGGTTTTAAACTCAACCATAAGTTCGCTATCGTCATTACTATATACAATTGGTGTAGATATTGTCAATGCAAGAGATTTAATACTAGCATCTTCTATCTGCGATATAATTCCAATATATCCAGTTGGTATAATCACTGCCATTCCTGTTTTGTAAACCAAAACTAGTCTGCCGTCTTTACCTATCTTTGTTCCTATTTCAATAGCCTTGAATTTCAATGAATTATGTTCATTTACTATTGGACTTTCAGCTTTCTTGTTTAATTGTTTTACTATAATATTCATGGTTATTTATTTATCTTTATTGCTTGTATATGTTCTTTCCAGAATTCAACTACATGTCTTAGATTAGATTCTTTATTATAAAGCCACCATTTAGGATATTTATAATCAAGACAGATATCAATAGCCTCCTCTTCTGATTCAGCTTCTATATTTCCATAATCTTCTATTGTAGGATTCTCCATTCCATTCATCATCAAATAGAATCTACATGCGTAAATATTACTTCTTTTTGATTCGCTTATCTCTGTATGTGATGATTGTTCCATTTACATCTTCGGTTTTGCTTTCGATTACAAGATACTTGTCTCTTTCTTTTCTATTAGCATAGACTTTCTTCATGTGTTCTGCTGAGTTTGCTAGTACAATATCAGAGAACTCTTTAATAGATAATTCTTTCTGTAATCTAGAGAATTCAAACATATCCATATTATTTCTTTTTTAAGTTTTTTGTATGCCACAATAATGCTATTGCGTTCCATGCTACTTGAGCTAAGTGATAACATCCAGTTTCTTCGTCAATTAAGTTTCCTTTTCTGTACTCAACTAGATGTCTTAACAAAGCTGCATAGTATCTATTATCATAATCATCTAGCCATTGCCATTTGTTTGGTCCATACTTATTTGCACCTGCTGTATAAACCTTAACTATATCCTCTATCTCTTCCATGGGAAGTAGTTCCCACATTAGTTTTCCATCTATACGATCATTCTTGACTGGCTTCATTATCATTCTTTTTAAATACAATAATCATTGAAGGGAATGGTGCAGAAGATTTGCTTCCACTAAACTTAAGTCTGCCTTTTATAAACTTAATAGAGCAATCAGGATTAGTATATATATAATCGTGAAACCATTTTGTGTCGACTCTAGCAGGTAGTAGCATGACGATCGTGCAATCTGCAGAGCATTCTTTGCTCGCTTTATAAACCCAATCAGAAATTTCTCTACCATAGGGAGGATTACACCAGCATACATTTTCTTGCCACGTTTGAGCAAGTCCGTTTTGTTTAACATTAAAATATTTATTTACTTTCTTATTTGTAGTATCTGCACAAACATCTAATGTAAAATTGTATATAGAATTCAATTCGTCAAATAAATCTTGCGGTGTAGACCAGTGATTAGTTCCTGTACTGAACATTAAATCTGTATTCATATTACGATAGGTATTGTGCTTTCAAATCATCAAAAATTAACTCTATAGAATCACTCATCTTCTTTAATAGTTCTAATGCTAAGTATCGCATATCTGGATGAGCAGCAGGAGAACATCTAAGTTTAAAGAAATGTCTCCATTCTCTGAGGTTAGCTTTCATACATATTTCAGTCTTAAGTGAATTAGGTAAGATTGCTCTAGCTTGTTGTGGAGTGAATCCTTTCTTTAATGCCATAAAATAAGCTGTTTCTATCGCTTCTAAGGCATTATAATAGTCTGCCCCTACTATACCTGCATCGTCATCGAGAACGTTGCTTATAAAGGTTAATTCGTTGCCAAACTTATCTTTACTATAGTTGCAATACCTAGTAGATTCTTGTGCATATGAAGCCACTCTATGTCTCACTATCTCATGACTAACGCCTCTATCACATATAAACTTCACTGTAACATCATGGAACTCTAGCATTGCTTCGTGATTAGATTCTATTAGTCTCTTTACCAATTTCTTTGCACTATCTTCTGTAATCAAATCCTCTGATTTGTAACAAGTTCTAGCTGCTAGTTCTATTGATTTTAGTACATCATCACTATTAATCTCGCTTAAGATATTCACGGTCGCCTTTATTACCTGCATACTTCTTTCCTTTAAATCGTTTTTTAAGTCTTATTTTAAATAGATAAGCAAACATTAAATCCTTTTCATCATATATGTCAGATATTCTCCTTGATGCAAATATAAATGGATGATTACAAATAGTAGATATTATTGCTTTATGTATATTGTATTTCTTTGATAATTCTGAATATATTTCTGTATTCTTAGTTATCATGTTACAATAGGATTATGGTTATGCTTTTCCTTTTGTATAACATGTCTGTAAAACAGAAACTACTTTTTCCCCATGTTTCAAACCCGCAATCATTTGCTTTTTTGAACCTACTTGTTTTACTTTCTTTCTTGCTGAACTTAGTCATTTTCCTTTAATTTTAATAACATTGTTATCTGTATAGTCTTATTCCCTATTACAATAGGTATTAGAGCTTTGTTTATTGATAGTAAACCATCTTGGTCATTCATCATTAGTTTGTTGCTCTTGAATGTTTGTATGTATCTACAGAGATTATCCTTGGTTATATTCTCTTTCTCCATTACAATCTTTCTGTTTTCAGTTGAGTCTATCGCCTTTTTAGGTTTCTTATTCTTTGTTGACTCTAGATGTATGGTAAGAAAGGTAGAGAGTATTGATAACTCTCTATCAGTCAAACCTAATAACCCATTAAGACTACGAAGGAACTCTATACTAAGTTTCTCTGATGGTATAGTCTTGATTAGTTTATTCATTACGCTGTAATTTTGTTAATAAAATCAATTAGATTGTGGTATACTGTAATAGCTTCATCAGCATCTGCAATTAGTTCTCCTTCATATCTGCCTTTAAGGATATCGGCTTCCACTTCTTCCATTTTAGCTTCAAACTCAGCGCGTTTACGTTTAAGTTTTCCAGTGAGGTCACTTAGCTTCTTTTCTGCAGCTTCTTTCTTTTCTATTAAGTCATCGACAACATCATATAGAGATACAATCTCTTTTTGAGGTTCGGCCTTAGGTTCGATATCTTTAACTACACCAAGACCAATCAATTCCTGTATTAAAGAATGTGATATGCTGGTAGTTACTCTATCCTCTCTAGATGATGAGATAAACTCTTCTGTATGTAGCCATTCTGTATCTCCATGTTGAGATGTGAATACTGTACCTTTTTGAATATTACCAAAGTTATCTAGAAATTCTACTTCTTTTCCCATAATATATTATTATTAATAAATTGTTTCTATATACATAACGTGTAAACTATGAAAGTTGTTGTACGTAATTCGCAAATATATGTATAAAAAAATAGAGCTTACTATTTCTAGTAAACCCTATTAAAACAATTAAAACAATTTAATATCTTATTCGACAAACAACATATTCATAGCCTCGACAGCATACTTATCTGCTAGTATATTATTAGCATTATCAGCATGACCTTTAACCCAAATAACTTCAACATTAACTTCTTTAAGTAAGTCAGATACAAGCCTCCATTGGTCTGTATTTGCCTTATTCGCATATCCTTTAGCATGCCACTTCTTTAACCACCCGCAGGTCAAAGGATTAGAAACGTATTTAGAATCTGTATAAATAGTAATATCTTTTATACCATGTTCTTTTGCGAATCTAAGGGCTGTAATAAAGGCTTGTAATTCCATTCTATTGTTAGTAGTATCAGGACTATTCCCTTGTAGTATCGCAGATTGCTTTCCTCCAATTAATTTCCCTTCACATTCAATAACAACACTATATCCTCCTGGGCCAGGGTTTCCGGAGCAAGCTCCATCCACCCATGCTTCCCATTTGTTTTTCTTATCCATATGGATTATTTCTTTGTAATAGCAACTACATCGAATGGTTCAACCAACGCTGAGTCTTTAAACAAATCAAAATCCATTGAGCGTTTATTTGGGAATACAATAGTATCACCAACATTTAATTCAACAGCTCCATTCAATCCAGCTACTTTGACTGTAGCAGGTACAGATAAAACAATACCGCGTCTAAATGTAGATTCAGTTTCTACTTCGGTTTTAACCATCTCTAGTATATCATCTCCATTCTCGTCCTTCTCACCAGTTGGTTGAGGGGCAGTCAACGGCTTAAGAACCATCTGAATTTCTAAAGGTTTTACTAGTATATATCTTGTGAAATCATATTTAATTCCTTCAGATACAATATTGGCTAGAGTTTCATCACTAACGTTTTCAATCTTGTGATAAGATTGCTCTTCTTGAGAAACTTCTATTGCAGGTGCATCACATACTTCTAATTCATCCATCTTTAACTATATTTAATTATTAATACTATATATATAACGTATATAAATACTATTTGTTGTTGTTAATTCTAAGATATTTCAAGCCCCTATAAGGCTTTTTATTTCCCTCTTCGACTTCATTATTTACTTCAGAATCACCGTTCGTCAGATTTCTCCTACACCTTCAGGCTTTATCCCAGTCTCCCCTCGTTATTCACTCCTAGACTTACGTCATTTAGTGAAGCGCCCCTGATTCCTTATAAAATAACTTTTGACATCTCATTTAAAGCTCACTACTATTTGTAGGTTTAGTAAACGAGGACGTCCCTGTACTTATCGTTTCGCATATCTTCGAGGGAGGTCGATGTCTTGAGTGACACTGTCATATATACTAACGAGAGTAAGTTTAAATTGTTCAGTCCAAATGTAACTTTTTTTCAAAATTTTTTATATTTTAGTGGAAATATATAATTTTTTGGTAAAATTTTTTAGGCATATTATGTATCTGAACACACAGAGGTAGAATTTTTTAGTAAAATTTTTTATAAATAATATATGCGAATGCTCAGAGGAATAATTTTTTTTAATATTTTTTGTTGATATTATATATCTGAATACTCAGAGGTGTCAAATACCCAACCCCCGGGGCTCGAGTTCATCGTCCAATACCCCCACGTCAGTGCAAAGAACACACTCATATCAGGATCAAATACCCAATTGCCACTGTATTTGGCTGCATGATATAATTTAATATTAACCTAAAACCAAAGACCATTATGAGTGCATTCAAATTTATTGTTGATAGTATCGAATTGAATACTATCAAAAAACGTGGTAGCGACTTCGACGGCCACACTCAAGTAGTATTCTTTTTGACTACTACCAATCTCAAAGACACCAAACGTTACAGACAATCTATCGTGCTTGCTCCAGAGCAAACTAATCAGATTGAGATGTTCGAGAAAATGGCTTCAACAGGTGACTTTAAGTTGCTTCAACAAACTGTTGACTCATTGAAGTATGAGGTTGTTGAGGTGCAGTTACCTAAGTATTATCTACTTGACAAGAAAACAAAGGAAATTCGTACTCGTGAGGACGGTTCTCCTATGATTGCAAGTAGTATGAAGGTATTGATTGAAACCTATACCTGTAAGAATGATGATATGATTATTGCTACAGCTACTAAGGAAGCTAATGCAATTGTTAATCGTACTTGTAAATGGGTTGAGGAGGTTGCTCCTAGCAAAACTAATGGACAATCATCTGATGATGAGTAACATGTATAAGCATTGAGCCTTCGGGCTCTTTGCTTTTCTTTTGCTAAAGGGATTAGTACCGTCTACATAACTTTGCACGTAATTAATTAGTACCGTCTCTAGCCTTGCTGATAGGTAAAAGGCCAATTGCAGCTGCAGGCACATACCTAATCAGGCTTACAGTATTAGAATACGTTGGGTACACACTAATCTATACAGAAATATGATTGGTTTACAGTTAAATCACGTGTTTTGTATAGATAATATTATGGTTGAGTAGAGGTTGTTTGGGGACTATCCTTATGTTCCCCTTTTAACCACTTTCTAACTATACCCAAACATCACACCATTCTAGCATTATATGGCCTAAACGCATTTTAAGGCCTTCTAAGGCATTATTACCCTTATAGAGTTAAGTGTGTAGTGTAGATTGACATTAATGCCTTAAATCGCCTTAAAATAACAAAAACTTAATAACTTTCCAAGTCATCGAGGACACCAGTTTCTATGCTAACTAAAGGACGACTACGGCCGATTCATGGGTAACATAGTTTTAGGTGTAAGATGCAAATAATTATTAATCAATAACAATTATGAACAGAATTAAACTATTAGTAGCATTAATACTATTAATAACCTTTGCTATTAGTGCAAAGACAATATTTCCATCTGAGTATGTAGTTGAATATGATGTTCTTTATAAGAATAAAGTAATATCTACCAACAATATATTCATTGCTGAGAATCCAATCAGGAATAAAATGTACAATAGAGTTAAGCATATAGCTAAGCTTAAATACAATAAACCTGTAGATATTCATATAAATAAAATGGGCTACCAATAACTAAATCAATTAATTATGGCAAAGACTATAGTATTTAAGAAGGAATTTGAGGTGTTGCTCAAGAAACATAAGGTTAAGACCAGATTTGTGAAAGAACTACGCAGGTATTGCAATGAAAATCAATCGCATACTGGCATACTATCTAAACGTGTTAAAGACCTAAATAATAAAGAAAACTTTTATTTCTTCATTGCAGGAGCTTTTGTATGGAACACAGAAGGCGGTATATCTAATTTTGAAAATAGTTCATTTTGGTATAAAATAGCTGTATCTAATACAAATGGCTAAGACTATATACTTTAAACCAGAGTTTGAGAAGAAGCTCAAGGAGCTTAAAATCAAAACAAAGTTTGTCAATGAACTGCGTAGGTATTGCAAGGCTACTAATAAGCACTTCATAAACAGAGCTGAATTGATAAATAAGAATCAAAGGTTCTATAGATTTCTGTTTGATGGATTCCCGTGGCATACTACTAAAGATGGATATCCTTATTGGTCAGCAATGTTTAATAAATCTTATGAATTATGGGACAAACCGTAATCAACCTGCCAGAAAGACACGATATACAGCTAAAAAAGCTTCGTGTCAAAACAAAGTTCATTGAAGAGTTTAAGGCTCAAAACAAAAGAGATTACACGACACAAGAAGAAATAGATGATATTCTTAGTAGACACACAAGCATACGTGCTCTTTTAATGGTATCATTTTCGTGGTTTAACTCCATATATGGATTAAAATACTGGAAAGACATTTACAAAAAAGCAAAAGCAATGGAATGCGGTTCATTGCCTGATAACTAAGCATAGGATGACAGCCTTGGGTGAGTGCCCCTTAATCAGTCATAAAAACATAGGATAATAACCTTTGGTGAAATGCCATTAATAATTGATTAGATAAAACATGAGTTGATGACTCCGGGTGAAATGCCCCAATAAAATCAGATGAAAACTGTAGCGGTGAAATGCCGTATTTACGAATGAAACGAGAGTTATCATTTGGGACTAATATGGGAGATGTGTTTTGCGGCATGTCTCCCATTGTTTTATCTACTAACAAATATAGTTATGGAAAAAGATAAACCAACAGAATACAATCCTACACAACAAGAGATTGAAGACTTTATTATCCATAAAAATGGGTATTCAAAGAAAGAAGAAAGATTGGGTGTGGGTAGAAATATCAATGATAAAACAAGAGGTAAACTCATCCACAGAGAAGGGAAAAGAGAAGAAGTCTTGTATGAGAATAAGCCTTGGGCTCTATTGCAGTCATTGAAAAAGGGGTTAATTAAACAAGGTTATAAAAGTTCTAATCTAATAATAACATATGTTTAAAGATAAGAAATTCTCAAAGGAATCAGTTATATACACATTAATAGTAATACTAGTGTCTATATTGATTGGTTTAGCTATTGGATTGCAGAGCAACAAAGTTGGTAATCCAAAGGTCTATTATATGACCTACGATGTTTATGCTGATTCTATTTATGAAGATGTTTGTACAGGTGTAAAAGCAAATTCATATCAAGAAGCCAGAGAAAAGATTCTCAAGATTGAGAAAATGAGATTAAATGCTGATTCTATTATTGAGAAGAAGATAATGGAAGAATAGTATAAGGCCCTGTCGTCTATGGGTAGGACGCCACACTTTCAGCGTGGAAAACGAAGTTCGAGTCTTCGTGGGGCTACAATAAAACAAAAATACTCTAAGATTGCCGCGCGGGCTACAAATGAGCAAGAACAATATTTGCAAGAGTATTTACTGTTTTTAGCAGGACATGTAGTGGTGTGAAACCACTTTTTCACTATGTCTTGCTTTTTAAATAAACCAATCTCAGATTGAAGCAACAGATAATCTAAGGACGTAAAAAATTCTGAGAATAGCCTCTTCGTAATGAATGTAGCTCAGGGAGACGATTATCGACCTAATGCAGTAGGTCAGTTTGTTAGATGTAGTAAAATCCAGTGAAAAACAGCGGTATTTATAATCCGAAATTAATAAGTATTACTCCACTACAAGGACTGAGATTGGTTTTAAATACAGTCGGAAAACATTGACACGACTTTAAATGAGAATACTAACCCTGAATACAGGGTGATTGAAATCAAGATAAACGTAGCTGCCGCGAAAGCAATCTGTAGAAATACACAGTCATAAATTACGAATTCTTCAATGGGGCCAGAATGAGAGAGTTCGGGCATTTCAATCGGAGTAATCCTAGATGTGTTGTTTCCTTGAGAAAGGAATGATTGAATATATGGAAGCAGGACTACCTATATCAACACAAATGAGTTCTCAGCAAAGATGATTAATCCAACGGAGGAAAGCATAGTAATATGTGAAGGACACTCAAAAGGGATGCAGATAACCAAAGTCTTAGAAAGGTCTGTAATCATCGTGACCCTATTATCTTATTAGTTTGTGCCTATAAAAACAAGGCTGTATAACTGTTCTAATAGGATATTAGGGTGCTAAAAACAAATATATAATAATTGATGCATCTAAGGGGTCTCCGATGTAATATTCGGGGGCAAGTCTAACCCAAAGCCTCTCATTATTGTATTAATATCTATATTTTATATCAAACGGCAAGGAATCGGGTCCGATATAAATTACTCATCCATATATAAAGTATAGATACAACAGTGATAGGGTTGCATACCATAAGAACTGCACCCTATCCATTTTAACAGGTCACCTACTTCAGTTGATGATAGCCAATTGAAGCCACGGAAGAAAGGAGTTCGAATCTCTAAGGTGGCACAAACATTTTTATTCTAATCAATTGTTTAACACTCAAAATTATCAAAATTATGGGAACAAGTACCTTTACATCGTTTTTGCTACAATTCAAGTTTGCTCCGAATGCAAATGTAGCTAAATTATTGAAATCTGGAACCGCAACAGATGCTGAACTCGCTCAGGCAGTGAAAACTACCAAGCAGTACAAAGAAAACAAAGACCTTCAAACTCAAGTAGCAGTGGTTATTGCCAAAGCAACAGAACCAGTTGAAGTGAAAAAAGTTGCAGAACAACCAAAGTCTACGTCCACCCGTGCTGGTGAGCCAAGACGTTAATTGTTAAAACAGAAATAAAAAGAAATGCATCCTTTCTATTAGATTGGGTGTGTTTCTTTGTTAATTAATCAATAATTAATAAAATGACAAATTGGGAAAAATCATGCGTTGAAGCACTAGTAGCTAGTCCAGCAGCATTCGCTTTATTTAAAGCTAAACAAAAGAATAAAAAGCATGTTGACCAATACTTGAATAAAGTGTGGCCATACAAGATAGAAAAAGAATTCAAAAGTGGAGATGACAACAGAAATATTATCCCTAAATTTAAAGCTGCAACATCATGTCTTGCGGAAGGAAGGATAGGAGAGTATGTAATATATCTTAAACCAAGAATCAGAAAAGAACAATTAATATCAATAATAAATAGGGCAAAAAAAATAACTCCGCCAAAAGTGGAGATACATAATGCCTCATTTAAAATCATACTTCACTCAAACATTGGTGACACAGAGGCATTTAATGTATACGCATTCAAAGATGAATGTCCTATGACGTCAATGGAGTATAGAATATCGAGATTGGATGGTGAATTTGTTGAAAAAATAGTATTCTCAACAAATAGAATGTATGATTCTAGCTTAACTCATCAAGAAATAAGCAAAAGAATAAAGCCAGTTCTTAGTCATTTCCTTAATCAATTTAGTGCAAGCTCATTATCTGGTCGCTGTAACTACAAAAGGGAATACAAAGGTCAAAATGTTGGCATTGAGATAGAGTACGATGGACAATGGCAAAAGTATTTGCATAGACATCTAAACAAATCTAAAAATGCAATAAGCTTTAATTCTGGGTTAGATGGTGGAGAACAAAACCTTAAAGGTGACAAATACCACCTAATACCGAGACTAAGAGAAAATAGACTGAGAATAAACGGGTCAAGAGGTCTTAATGCTTTATATACGTTATTAATCAGTATGAAGAATGATGGATGTACAATGACTAATAAGTCAGGAATGCATTATCATATTGATTTGACTAAAAAGAAAGGAGCCGAAGATGATTCTAATTATTCATCAAAAGTGGATGAAATTAGAAAGGATTTGTATGATTTGGCAAAGAAAGACTGGGAAACAATAAGTGCAATAAGAAATATATTTGAATTAGACTATATTGATCCATCTCACTTTGTTAGAGAAATAAAGTATCCAACAGAGTTCCGTACAATGGAATGGAGAATGGGAAGTCAATCATTAAACTTCACCAAAATAACAATTCAAATACTATTTTCAATTCACATGTCAAATGCAGTATTTTCAAAAGAAAAAAAGATTGATATTGAATATGTAAAATTCCTATCGTCTTTAATAACTAAAATTAATCTCTAAATATAAAACAACTGAATTTCTTAATCTGTGCGTAAAACAATGCGATTTGTTTCGATGGAAAGACGAGGTGCGGTTAGATTCTATTGCAAAAAGCCGAGATGGTATCAAAGGCAAAAGTACTTAGTAAGAATAATATATATGAGAGTGTTATTCTGTCGGGGTTTACCAGACTACCGGAAAAGTCAATATTGGTACAGATATGTAGCCAATCTGATTGTGATATTAGCAATCAACTTTTATATGAATGTACAATAGTATAAGAGAGAGATTAATTTTAAACCTGATGGCTGGAGCGAAACCAGATAGGGAATCATGGCAAACCATGGGAGTCAGTAAGCTTAGAAGAAACGAAGCCTCGTAATGTTATGCGAGTATAGCGTGGGGTGGTTCCACGACTGACAACAATTATTTATTATTAATTTAACAATCAATGTTTATGAATTTAAAAAATCCTATTGAAAGACTTGGTGTAATTATTCTTGTTTTTGCTGCAATATTCTCCCTTGCAGGAATCGGATATGGCCTTATCGAAGAATCACGAAAAGAACATGTCAAGCCAGAAACAAAAGATGTACGTAATAATACATTCAAATACGTATTCAAAGATGAAACATATTGTGAAGTATTTGTAATTGCATCTGATTTGCCTGAAGATTCTGTAGAGAGTATAGTCCGCAAACTATATCCAGATGAATCTGAGATTAAATTAATAAACAAAATTGAAGTGCCAACTACTTCAGTGGAATAAGTAGCTATGCTTGTCTGTGTCAGACATAATAGTAGGCTCGGAGTATGCCTCGAATACTCCTGTGATATCATAGTTCGGCCTCCACGTGGCGATATTGGATTAAAACTAATGAACTAAACCTGTCAAGATAGCTTAACCTAAAGCGCTATCAACTCATGTTGAGGATAGAGATTGTGGATGATACCCACACTTGGCGCAATTAAACATTTATTAATCAATAATTTATGGGAAAAACAGTAAAAAAAGGAATTCTAGAGAATGAATTCAGAAAATCTGAGAAGTCATCAGACAAGAAATTGAAAATGAAACCATTCGATAAAAAAGAAAGGGTGTAATTATGATGAATCCAGAAATAAAGGAAATATGCATCTTGTGTACTAAGAGTATATCAGATGGAAGAATTGGAGATTTCTTTGAAAGTGTAGGAGCTGGCAGGACTCGTAATGGATCTATACTTGGCCATTATTATTTTGTAGATAGGGGTATAATTAACTCATCTCGAATAAAACCAAAAGGAAAGAAGTTAATCAATCCATGGGTTAAACCGCGAAAAAAGTTCCCTAGAGAAATGATGGTATCGAATGATAATGAAAATTGGATAAAAATCGAAGTCACAGGTAAAATTAAAGCAGAATTTGGATACATAAGTAATTATATGTACCCCGGCAGTTATGCTGGCTGGAGATATTATGCTGGCTGGAGATATGCTAAAGAAATTGAAATCAAAACAATTTAAAATCATTCAGTATGGAATGGACGAAAGAAAGCCTTAAAAAGTCATACGTTATATGCAAAAACGTAAAACAAGCTCAAAAAGCTGTTGAGATATACGAAGCTGCTGGCTATGAATTCTGGGGTCGTGTTGAAAAAGATATGCTTGTTATAGGTTCTGTTGGGATATTTGAAAATAGATCAATTCCTATTTCAGTGAGCACAATGAATCTTTACAAAAATGATAAAAGATTTACAAAAATCCCAAATAGCAGAATGTTTCCTCGTCGTAAATTTCCACGTGAAATGATGGTGTCGGATGATGAAATCAATTGGCGTAAAAGAATGGTAATAGCAAAAGCAAATGACGAATACATCTACATAACAAAAAGATTCAAGCTAGAATCCTATCCTGGCAGCTTTGTAGGATGGAAATACGCAAAAGAGATTGACCAATAGGTCGATTGGTGGAGCTGCCCAAACAGCAAAACGTGGGAGTCAGGCCTCTCTAGAGAAGCATACTTGGCTCCCCTTTTTTCAAATTAATCAATAATAAGAAAGATGAAGACAGGAAAACTCACTAATGCTCAGTATCAAAAACTGAAAAGACATTTCTCCAAAACCAATGGATTTGAGTGGTCTATGGATGATTTTATTAAATCAACTGTAATATCTATACCACATGGATTTGTCGTGCTTGATATATATGATGAAGTTGAAGAGCTACCTAGATTTGGAAACTTAACATTCATATATGTTGATGAGAAATACAGAGGACAAGGTATTGGTGCTAAACTGTATAGAAAAACTATAGAATATTTCAAATCAGAGAGCCTTTCTGAATTTTATCTTACTATAGCATACAACAATCCTAAATCACTTGCTTTAGCTTTTAAGTTCAAGGCAGATGTGTATGAATTCTGTACATATTTTTCAAACGGAATGCCTGGGTATAACATAAAAATCAAAACTAATCAGTAGTAGAGATGAAAAAGGAACAAGAAGAGATATGTATGTCTCTTATTTATGCTGCAACAAAAAAAACTGAAGTATATAATAGTATGAATGAGCTATTCAAAGGATTAGATCAGAAAATACTAAGAGAATTCGTATCCGCAAATTGGGATTCTCACTATAAAATTCAAGTTATCTCACTTGCAAATAAGACTTATCAAGAGAAATTCAAGATAGTCGATGGATTGCTCCGTAAAAAAGAAAATGGAGAAATCAAAAGAATTAAAATACATTTAATAAAATCAATCGAAAGTAAGATTCCGTTAGATGTATATGACAAAATTATTGGTCCGAAATTAAGCAGAAGAGAGCTTCTGAGAGGAACTGAAGTTGAGTTAGTAAAGTTTAGTTCTGATAGAATTAAATTAGAAGTAAAATCTCCTTCAGATTTCTATGTGCATAATTTCACCATATGGGATTTAAACGACAGAAAAGGAATTTCAATAGTAATTTAGCTTATGAAAAATATAGTAAAATTAATAGTGCTAATACTTTTTATGTGTGTACCGCAAACATACGCAGAAAAGAATATCAAGCTATACAAGGCTTTTGAGTTTAAAGACATGGAGAACTGTGAATATATTCCTGAATTCAAACAATGCAATCTGCTGCTTGAATATGATGTAGGGAATCATACATTCACGACATATTTGTCGAAACACAATATAGTAATAAGTAATTTCACTCACATTCGCTCATACAAGAAAAATGATATAACCTATTCAGATTATTATGGTGATTTGCCAGATGGGCAAAAACAATTCATAACATTTGCTCGGGTGGAAGATTCGCGGAACAAATATATAATATTATTTGATAACGATTGTTCGAATATCATATTGAGAGTAGAATAACATACGGCCCGTTAGGCTGTTTCATGGACGAACAAGACCGGGCTAGCATCATGCCCGCACCTCCACCAAAACTACTATTTAGCTCAGTTGGTAGAGCATCCGCAGTAGGGGAGTGTCACCAGTTCGAATCTGGTAATGGTAGCCACGCAATAAGGGGGTGAACAGAATTGATTGGCGTCAGGAGTGATTCAGATAGGACTGTGTACAACGATAAATGGCAACATTATCACAATCAGAAACTACGTAGGTCAAGTAGCCTAAAAGTTTCGCCCCAGTACGGTTTGCCGTGGCCTTCGATGAGCGCTGGGGACCTAATTTTAATCAGTAAAATTATGATACAAGTAATTTTAGCATTGTCAATAATTCACATATTAACCGCAATAATGTGTGCTATACTATTGACAGACATTGATGAATATGTATATTTAAATCTGAGAGATCAGAAAAATACATTTGGAACTCAAATTAGACTATCAAAGGAACTAGTTAGAAAAACATTTGGATTAAAGAGATTAACATATACATCATTCATTCCAATAATAAACATCATAGTATTGTATAAATCATTTAAATTTATATTCTCTATGCATAATCGTATGGAGATAGCAAGAGATATTGTTTCAGTTGGAAAGTCTCCATTGTCAAATTTTGTTAGAAAAATAAAGAAAACATGCAAAGCATTGTAACTTTAAAATGGTTTGATAGAGAAGTTCTATGTGAATTGATTAAAAGTCAAGGCAATACAACTATCATAAGAACAAACGAGAAAATAGACGAAAAGAAATGCATGTTTAATTGGGTTCCATCATCAATCTATCAAAAGAGAATAGAAGGATTCCAATGTTACAAAGTGATTCCAGTAGTCTTTGAATCAAATATATCTAGTCCTGCTCAGGAAGAGATAGATTGGATTAAAAACAAAGTACTAACAACTAATTCTGAATCAATATCAGACATGACTATGTTAGTAAATCTATCTATATTTGAATCTAAATTAAATAAGAAGCTTCACAGCTACTTTGTAAAGAAAATCATATTCGATACCGCAAACGAATTGAAAGAATTAATTGCAGAACAAAATAGAAAGAGAGAAGAATTAATAGAGTTTCAACTAAATCAATTACCTTTTTAAGATGAATTGGAATTTAGACTGGGAAAGAGACAATAAATACAAGAGAATGAGACTTGCTAAAGCCTTATCTCCATCTTGTATCCCATTGAGTTACAATGAACTAGTATTAACTACTAGAAAGAAGAATCCTTGCGAATACATGTTGAATGCTGTTAAGTGTATCAAAAAACGCTTAAGTATTTCATATGGATTGACAAAAGATTCCTTCTTAGAGCTTATGACATCAAGCTACTTTAAGGTAGAAGACTATCAAATCGAGCTAAAAAAGGCAGGAGATTTAGATAGTGGATGGTGTTTCATGATAAGAGGGTATTATTTAACACCTTAGAATAAATGAAAGTTTGTAAAGAACAGTCTAGTTGGTTTTGCTCCGGACCATACTGTAAGACTTGCCTTTTTGGAGTATTGGATTCAAGTAATAATTCTAAAATAATTATTGATGAAGAAGAAGAATATCGCCTTAGTGACGCGCAACACTAGATTTATTATCGTCAAATGGCGGATGGAAGAACGATAAGCCATAGATTCTTGGTTGAGTCTATGGTAACAAAGCTATCTAACCTTAATATACATAATATGAATGTAAAAGAAGAAGTAGAGAAGGCTAAAAATGGGTCAGAAAAGGCCTTTACTAATCTGTATAATGAATTCCAAAAGGTAATTTATGTAGCGATATACAATATAGTAAAAAACAAAGAAGTCGCAGAAGACTTAACATCTGAGACATTTATAAAGATTTACAAAAACTTACACAAATACACAAAAGACTTTTCATTTGTTATGTGGGCTAAAACAATTGCAAATCATCATGCTATTGATTATATACGTAGCGGTAAGAATCAATACAACACTCAATCACTTGACGATGAGATGGCAAATGTTATAGAGATTTCTGATTATACAGATCCTGAAACAAGCCTTATAAACAAAGAGATGGCATTACTAGAAAACGATGCCATTAAGTCATTAACCAAAAGAGAGTATGAAATAGTAAAATTAAGAGAAGAAGAAATTCCATACTCCAAAATAGCGGAGGAACTTGGAGTTAGCATAGGGACTGTAAAGAGTTCTATTCACAATTATCGTAAAAAAATTAAAAAATACATAACCAAAAAAGAATGAGTATATGAAAAAGACAAATCAATTGTCCTCTAGCATTATCAGATTTTTGCTTGAGACGTTTCTTGTTGTTTTATTGGGTGTGTTTGTTGGAGGAATCCAAGCTACAAATAGCTTAACTGTAATTCGTTCTGAATCCGGAATTTCTTGTGCCAATCACATAGAAAAAGGAACGAAAATTGAAACAGTTAAGAAAACTGTAGTTTCTTCAACTAAAGATTGTGTTTGTAATAAAGATGTGTATACACAAGTGTCTCGCAAAAGCCTTGTGATGAATACACTTACTTTGTCTAAAATTACAAATAACAATCTTGCTAGCAAATCGACATTGCCGGCAACACCCACTGTTCTAACTGAAAGAGCTCACAGTCCTCCAAGGAGTGACAACATAGTTAATACTAGTTAAGTTAAAATAAAAAAACAAAGAAGAAAAAAGAGAAAGTTAGATTTATCAAAAATTTAAAAAAAGGAGGAATTTATATGAATCTTCAAATGAACATGGATCATATGTTCAAATACCGTGAAATCCTTGTAGCAAAATCAGAGCTTGCAAGGCAGTGTGGAAACCAAAGACAGCTAAATGCTCTATTGAAGAGTATTACCGCAATAGATGTTATGTTGGAATCCGCTTTAATGGCAACAGTTGATAAATGCATGCCTGAGATTAAGTTTAATCTTGATATGTTTGATTCAACCAGTTTGCAGTTCTTAATGCCGAATGTGAATATCGCATTATTACCAAAAGACACACAAGTAACCCTAAAATTTGATAGCGAAGATGAAACTCTACCCAATGGAGACGAAAAGGCATCTACCGTATCAATCATCGAAGGATTATTGAAAAGCAACTTTACCTCAAATATAGAAACTGCAGTAAATCTGTATATTGAGAAAATTGATGCAAGTGCGTCGTTAGCCGAAGCATGGTTATCCATCGTAGCTTTATTTCCCGAAAGAGAAGTATTTAAAGTTTGGCACAATTATCTAACATCCATTTTCCGTACGCAAGGACCAATAGTTGCATTTGCATCAGCAAAGAAGCATCTTAAACAATGGGATGATTTAGAAGTAGCCAAGTTTATTGGAAAGCTAATTGAAGATCGCATTGCAACAGAGCCGTATTCTATTGCCAACGAGCTTCAAAATGCCATGAACCCTACTCAAGCCCAAATCTATGGGTATATTGAGGACAAAAAGATTTCTTCTTTGATTGACAAAATGAATCTTGAAAACATTAAATCAAAACAAGAATTCGTCCATCGGGTGGTAGCCTATTGCAATCCTTCCAAAAGAGAGCAAATAGAAAAGCGCCGGAAGAATTATGTAGAGAAAGGTTATTAACTATAAATTGAGTGCAAAATGAAAAATATAGTTAAATTTATCTGGATCCTCTCTATGTTTTGTTTAGGGATGTTTTTCCACACACACGACTTAGTGTCTGTCGAGAACATAAAATACAAAGCGATTTCTACATCTGAGTTAATCAACAAAGATGTTCAATGTGTTTCTGACTTACTTAAAGTAAGCAAGGGATATCCTGAAACCACTAAAGCAATTAAACCTGCTCTAGTAAAATGTAAAGAGATAAAAACTATTAAATCATCGAACAAGGAACTTGCCGCTACGAGAACCTCTGAGAACACGTTTAATAGAACATCTGAATCTGGAATAGCAACGTCGTTAGATGAGCCTGGCTCCAGTGGAATACTTCATATTGATTATACAAAGAATCCTATCGAAGTTGTTTTTACATTTTAAATAAAGAAAGTTATGGATAAAGTAAAAATTGAAATTGCAAGATTAGTTTCTTGCAGAGTAAGAAGGCTCAAGGAAGCATTAATGGAAACAAGGGAATTGCGTTATGTCAAATTATATGGCAGTGAAAGATACGAATTCAACTTAAGAGAACTCCAAGAAAAGCTCGAGTTTGATATTTTAACATATCAGACAAGAATCAAAAAAAGTCTTTGTTCATTAACTGGATATTCCAGTAAAACAGATCTCGAGATAGAATATTTATCAAAAGAAGATCTTAAATCAGAAACTTTAGATATCTCTAAATTGCAAGATGGGAGTCGCCTCTTGAATTTGAAAACAGGAGAAATATCTACACAGAGAGCTAGAAATCTGTCTAATCCAAATTAGCTATACAGATACCTTTTAAAACAGAAAAGGGGTATGTATATAGAGTTAGTTAACATGTATAATCTTTTAATTAGTATATGCTGGCTTGATGATGGATCAATTAAATTTGCCAGATACTAAAAGCGATTGGGAGCTATCGCTATACAAAATGCTCAAAAATGTAGGTGATACGTGGTTGCAGCCTAGACCGAAAGGGAATATCGTCAAGCAACAACAAGGTGTTTAAGCTTCACTATAGAAGAAGTAGAATCTATGTCTTAGCTTTTGAACTAAGCAGGAGATTAAGGCGAAGGCCGACATGTTTTTAGACATTCACGCAATATCAATGAGAAGCGGAAAGGTGTGTCCCTTTCAGAATGTAATAGTATGCTTCACAAGCAGACCATGCACATGGGAAAAAAGTGCAGAATAAATCAGTTCAATTTGAGTTTATTCACAATATATTAAATTAGGCGGAAGAATAAACAGGTTTGAAAGAAAACCCCGGCCAGAAGACGACGGTATTTATATGGAAACATGTAAACGAGATTGATCTATTTAATATAAAATCGCTGCAAAAGTTATATGGTGAAACATTTAATCTAAGCACAATAGGCGATATAATTCAGCTCTCAAGTCTTGGCTTAATTTGGGTTCGATTCCCAATATACCTTTAGGTTAAAAGATGCAGACATTCGTCGTTTCGAGATGTTAGACGAAGTAAAATAAGGAACATCCAGGCATCGCTGTGTTGTAGTGGCCTAAAACTACTGATGGACATTCTAGTAATAAAAGCTAGAGAACCTGAGAATCGGGGTATAACGATAGTCTTAACCCTAAACCAACGTCCCTTAATTCACTATTCGACGAGACAGAAATGTGATATATCAGATACTATCCTACCGGCGATAAAACGTATCGCTTTAGCATAAAAGTAGTGTATTACTGTCTATAATATGCGAAAAGAACTGAAACAGTTCAATGCTTCTCAATAGTGGAAGGTCAACCACTCAAAAACCTTATTTAGAGGTCCCCTAATGAGCGCAAGTGATGATTAGGTACTCTACTCCAATAAACAAATTCTAGACCCTTAGCGGGGCGCTAAATGCGTCGAAACTAAGCCTACATTAGCTCGATCAAGTGATTACTAATGCGGTACACAAGCTAGATTACAAAACTCAACCCAGGTGTAAGCCCTGGCATAGGAACTTCAGAAAACTATCTCCTCATTAGAGACAGGAATTGATACAAAGTTCGTTGTTTTACCAAAGTTTTATCTTTTTTCCAAACAAAAAAGTATATGCAAAAACATATGTCTCTTTAATTCTATTTCAATATATTGCTATTAGTGTATTTGAATCGAAGTTATGACTCGACAGTTGTTCGATAGATTGTAAAGATAATAATGTGATAGAGCCACATATTACTTGGACAATATATGTTTTAGCATCCCAATTATATAAATATGGACTGCATTGGCGTAAACCCAAATCGTTATCGTAAATAACGTGTCTATTTAAAAACAACAGAATTCTTTAAATGTAAGACGATAGTTAAGTTAACCCCGCATGGTGAACATTACGTCCTGTTAAAAGAAAGTATAGTAAAAAGATTTACTGTACGTAGACGCTCAAAAAATTCTACAATAAGTTTTATCGTAAGAGTTTAGTAGACTACAAAAAGAGAAAATAAAATAGTTTTTTAATCAATAAAAAATATAAAGTTATGAGCAAAAATAAAATGAAAAATTTCCAAGGTTTATTTGGAGGCGCAATTCACTCTATCGTAAGTACTTCAGTTGACGCAGGATACCGGGCTAAGTCCGATGAAGAAAAAATCAATGTACAAGCTAAATTGTACACAGTAAAAACTGTAAACGTAAACAGCTTGAAGCTTGCAAAAGCAGAAGGTGGTGTTGACGTTGTTATCGTTAACGGAGGCGAAGAAGGCCTAACTTTACCATGTACCCATGAATTTGTTACCAAAGCCGATCAAGTTGCCACATCTACTGATGGTGTAACTGGAAAATGGTTTGGAGAATATGCCGTTTGTGCAGATTTCTGCAATGCAATGAATGGAGCTGAAAAAGCTCGACTAGAAAAGATCATGAAAGATCTTCAAGGACAAATCGGCTGTTTGACTGATGTAATTTCTGCAAACAACCAAAAACGCGAAGTATATAACTTCGAAGACTAATACTTGCCATGAGAGTAAAATTGGATCGGTACGACAAGTTGAGACTAGCCGAGCTAGTTGACTCTTGTCTTACCATAACCAACGACTACACAATTAGTAGTAGTGGTGAAGTAGATTACTCTGAACAAGGTCTGGTAATGAGAGTCATAAAAGGCGTGGAAGCGTCTAAAATGGATTTCCTTACAGTAGTACATAATGTATCCGAATCAATCATGGGTAGAGTTAATTTAAATGATTACTCTAAATTCCTATGTGGTAAAGCACTTGGAATTTTGATTGATACAAATAACAGACCAGAAGTAATCAAATGTCTTTATGCAGCCTTTCTGCTTAAGGACAATCTGCTTGCAACACCAAATGGACGTGGAAATGCCAGCCAAGGTCCACTAAAAATAGATAAAATAGAAAAGGTGACTAGAACGGAAATCGTACCGGCAAAATTTGAAAAGATTCCTACTAGTAATGACCTTGCTCGAAATTTATCTAAAGATGTTGCAAATATCTTGAACAACGAACTCGAAAGAGGCTCTATTATCGTAATTAATGAATAAAAGCATAAATCAATAATATATTTTATTTAATCTAGAGAATTCAGCTAGAGTAACATCCTAATTGATATTTGTGTATAGTTGGAGTAACATCGTAATACTATATACATGTCGAAATATCAGGCTATGTTTTCTTGAAATTGAATTTTAAATATATTATTGGTTGAAAAAAAAATATTAATATAGGAGAGGGGTAACACCCTTTCCTATATCTAATAATATGTAAATGGTTATTGTAGGTTCGATTCCTACTATCATACACGGGAAGATTAAGATTTCTGGTTGAACAATTAAAAAAAGTATCAATCTTAAATAATAATCAATATATGCAAAACATTTTTAACAAACTTACAGTAAAAAAGAATTTCACTCCAACACAATTGATCGAAAAACGCGAATCTCTAATTGAAGATATCAAACGCGAATGGAAACGAATCCTATCTTTCAATGTAGTTACCAACGGTACAAAACAAGTGTTTGACTTGAAAGCTGTATATAAACAAATTAAATCATTTGAAGCTGATTTAATCGACATTAAAGTATCTATCCAGGCTGTGAATATGGGATTAACCTCTCTATCTCAAATGCCTAAAGAAAGCTCCTATCCATCAATCTTCATCTTATCTCAATTGAAAGAGCATAAGTTGAAATTGCAAAAAATTCCTACAAAAAAAGAGGAAGGAGAATCAGTAGTTTTCACTCGAAAATTCATTGATGAAGAAGTAGGAAAAATTGACGCACAAATCAAGAAAATTGAAAAAGAACTTGCAGATTACAATTCAGAAATCGTTTTTACAGTCTAACGTATGGTTATATTATTAGAAAACAAAGTTTTACCATGGGAATGTGAAGTTCTCACGTATAAATTGCACGAGAAATTAACAAACTCGATTATATTCGTAAATGCCCAGATGCCATTATTTGATTTGGTATGTAAAGACAGACGAGACAGCTCCAAACGAGTTATTCAAAACAAGCTGCGAGGTGATTCATTTTGTGATTACGTTACAGATGAAGAACTCAAAGAAAAAGGCGTATCTGTTGCAAGAGAACGAATATACGAGCAACTTACTCGACGAATGAACGAATATGGATTCTATGACGATCTTGAGACTAATAGTGTAACATCTAAAAGCCCAATATTCATAGTGTCTAATCTTGACGACAAACTAAAGAATGAATTCACTGACTCATTTAGTAATACATACATACTTAATAAGGAGGAAGGGAAATACACTATTGAGAGTTTTCTTGAAAGTAGTGATATTCTTTCATGTTTAAGTGGGATGCTAAATGAAGGGACTGAGGTTATTCAAAATGAAGATGACTTGCTGGCCTTTATTGAAGAAAAGAAGGCAGAAAAAGCCAAGTTAGATGCAAATAAGTCTTTAATCGAAGACGAAGAGCATCAAAACTTATCAGAGCATCTTGACAGACTGGCGCATACAGAGATTTTTGATTTCGGACTTGCAGAGCCGCCAACTGATAGAGCTGTTGATTTTCAAGAGCTCGTAATGAATGCTGCATAAAAACAAAAAAAAATAGGAATGATGGTGAAGTCGCTTAATAGCGAACTGGGTTCAATCCCCAGATTCTAACAAAACAAATCCTTTCAGATAATATCACATAGAAATTTTTAAACTTTAAAGTAATAAAAACCTATGCTGATAGAATTGGATTTAGATGAGGCGAAACGCCTTAAACTAACAATTAATCAGTTTTTATTGATTAAACTACTAATAGACAAGATCGATATCAAATCGTTGCTGGATGTTATCCCCATCAGCGAGAATGACGTTAGTATTTTAATTGAAAAAGATGTATTGACAAAAGAGTCTCTTGGCAGAGATATAAACAAAGTCGAACTAAGCGAAAGAATACTCGGAGAGATAAATCAAAGAGACTATTTTATGGAATTTTATAACCTATATCCTATATCAGTTACAAGAACTGACAATAGGAAGGACTACTTAAGATCTGACATGTCTAGATGTAGAAGGTATTATGAAAAGGAAATAGGAAATAGCTTAGCAAAACATGAACATATGATGAATTGTCTTAGATTCGAAACAGAGTTGAGAAGAAGAGAAAATTCAATGGGGTTCATGAAACGAATGAGCAAATGGCTTATGTCTGAAGAATGGCTAATATACAATGATGCTATGCAAGAAAACTCAGGCAAGAAAGAAGAAAGATATCAGTATGGAACAGACATCGAGTAAACTTTTAAAATATAAGCACATATCATCTGCCACGAATGAAATAATAGAATACATAAAAGATCGTAGAACAGGAAGCGTTAAATCACTTAGAACTAGGTGGTTTAAATTCAATAAACTCTGTATGGGTGGAATTGAACCTAATGCAATATATTCTGTAGCTGGAATATCTGGCAGTGGGAAGTCTTCCTTTGTAAACGCACTTGAAACTGACTTGATTGATTTAAATCGAGACGAAAAGACTATAGTATTAAGTTTCTCATTTGAGATGCTTAGTTCTAAACAAGTCGGACGAAAATTATCTTATAAATTGAAAAAAACTACATCAGAATTATACTCTGCTTCAGATAATGGAGCTTTGTCTGATACTGACCTTGAAAGAGTCGAAGAAGCTGGCACTTCTATAAAGGATTACCCTGTGTATTATGTTGATACACCTGGTACTGTTCCTCAGATTGCTGCTACTATCGAATTCTTTCAAAATACAATAGCCAAAGGGAAATGGCTTGTAGTTATCATTGACCATACATTATTAATTAATGGTAGTGGCAGTGAAAGAGAAATTATCGTAGATCTCGAAAAAGTATTAATAGGAGCCAAAAAGGTCGGAAAGACTTCTATAATACAAATATCTCAGATGAATAGAAATATCGAAGCATCAGAGAGGATGAATAATCCAACGCTTCATTATCCACAAAGAGGTGATTTATCAGCATCAGATGCTGTATTTCAAGCTAGTGACTACGTCTTGGTTATACACAGACCAGAAGTGTTAGGACTAATGTCCTATGGATATAATAATCTTCCCGTAAAAGATTGCATTTATATGCACTTTTTGAAAAACCGAGAAGGAGTTCTTAAAGTACTTAAGTTTACAAACGACTTAAAATACAATAATATAAAAGAATTCGATGATGAAGCAAAAAAAGATGACCAACAAAAACAATTAGAATTTGATTAATTTAACACGACAACATTATGGATAACAACGCATTTGTAGTAGAATTACCTTCTTTGACTCAAGATAAAAACGGTTTTTACAAAAAAGGTTTGATGGACCTAGTTATCAATAAATACCCTTGGCTAACAGTAGCTGGTATTGATGACCCAACTCGCCTTAAATCTGGTCGCGAACTACGTGGAGTAGAATACGCTGGTGCCGGTAATGTAATTACATTTGGCACAGCCAAAAGTCATGATGTAAACTGGATTCAACGTCCTGATTACGCTCGTGAAAAAGGCTACAACCCTGTTTATAACTTGTTAAAAGATTGGAATACAATCACAAGCAAACTTCATACATTTGCTATGGCAAAGAAACCTGTAGCTAAACCTACATGTGGATGCTACTACACTTCAGGCAACAGCTTTTTCGTTGATGGTCAAAAAGTTGAAATCTTTGATAATTTTATCAAGATTGGATATAACATTATCCCTCGCAACTTGACCTCTCGCGAATTGTATGCCTACACCCCAGCTACGATTAAGCAAATTGAGACAGTAATCGTTTATTTGTCTCGATAATATAAATTGATGCGAATCAATCAAATATTTTCAAATAGTATCACATAATTTCAGATTTATATTTCGTGTCTTAAAATCAGATAAGATATGATAAATTTACCTACAATCAAAACTAAACCTAAATTATCTAATCCAAAATTCTTAGTCTACTTTGGTAAACCAAAATCAGGTAAAAGCACTATAGCATCTATGCTAGAAGGCAACCTGATTATAGACTTAGAAAATGGATATGATTATTTAGAGGCTTTGGTAGTTAATGCCTCATCAGTTGACGATCTAAGAGATATAGCAGTAGCGATATCTGAAAAAAACAAAGAACTTGGAACGTACGCTTACAAATATATAACCATAGATAATGCGACAAAACTTGAAGAAATGACACTTTCTTTGGCTTTAAAACTTTATCAAGAAACTCCAATGGGCAAGCTGTATAACGGAGACGTTAGAAAACTTCCTAATGGTGCTGGATATTTGTATATGAGAGAGGCCTTATTTAAGGTTTTAGACATGTTTAAGACACTAACTCCTCATTTGATATTGATATGTCACACTAAAGACAAATTAATAAATAAAGAGGGTAAAGAATTAGGTGAAATGTCTATAGATTTAACAGGGCAAGCAGCTAGACTAGTAGCAGCTGATGCAGATGCAATAGCATATGTATACAGACGAAAGAACCAAACCATCATGAATTTGAAAAAGTTCCTTTATACAGCGATGTATATCGAAAAATTCTTTTAATTGCTGGAACATCTAAAAATAATATGCATAAAAACATAACCTTTATTAAAGTTTTACGTTTTATATATTATTAATGACAATCAGCAGCCAAGTTATGGAAGATATTTTTATAAAAGTTGAAAAAACAAGGAAAACAATAATTGGAAAAAATGGTAAAAATGAGTATAGGTACTATCTAAAGTTGAAGTGCAGAACATGTGGGTTCGAGAAAGAATCTCATGCCACAGAGAGAGATTCGCTTAAAAAATCTTGCAAAAACTGTGAAAAGAATAAGAACAGAAAATCATTTATAGATTATGAAAATAAAATATATAAAGTTCTAGATTATTCCCACACAAGCAAAGATGGAAAGCGTATATTTTTTAAAATAAAGTGCAAACTTTGTGGACATGAACATGTATGTAGAAAAGACCAAATTAAAGAAGTAAAAAGCTTTTGTGCATTTTGCAGAACAAATACAAAAACACCTACACTAAAAGCTCCTTCTAATGTTTATTATTGCCAATATAGATATGGAGCTAAATCAAGAGGATTAAACTTTGAGTTAACAATAGATGAATTTGAAAAAATAATACATAAAAATTGTTACTTCTGTAATGCTAAACCAATTCCAATAAGATCATTGAAAACATACAACAGATGCAAGCATGATATATATGTAAATGGTATTGATAGATTAAATCCAGAGAAAGGATATGTTATCTCAAATATTGTTGCATGCTGTCAGATGTGTAATAGGATGAAAATGAAAATGAATGAACCTAGTTTTTTAAATAAAATAAAAGAAATATACGAACATTCCATAAAAGGTTCAACGACTATCCCGAAGGGGAGTACACTATAAGTATATGATAGTGGAAAAGGAGAAACTCTCACTGAGAGTATGATATAGTCTAATCTGCATAGAAATATGCAGCAGTTCATAAGAGAACGTATATGATCTTACGAATCATATAGAATAAAATGTTTAATGGTGGTGAAGATTTAATCGTAGAAGCTAGACAAGCGCATCTCAGAGGTCAAGAAATAGTAGTAGCAGAGTCTGATGAAGACAACAATATTACTGCATTCTGGGATAAGATATACCTGCCTGAAGCATAAACATTAAAAAGGAATATAATATGAAATTTTCAACAAGTGATGCATTTAATGTAGAGAAAAAAGATGTTGCATTTCTAGATTCAGGAATACATGAAGATGTATTGATGACTGGAATTAGAAAAGAAAAATCTCAAAATGGAAATCTATTTATAGAGTTTGCATTTGCTAAAGACGGTAAGCGTCTTACTCACACAGAATTTGAGCCTACTAAAAGCCCAAACCAAAGTGATGATGAATTCAATTCAAAGATAAATAATCAAGTGGCTAGAGTATTACAGATAATGTCTGTATTCTATCCTAAAGATGTTTTGTCTGGATTTGAAGGAGATTCTTTCGACCAATTCGCAACATGGGTTAAGTCGTTATTAGACGCAGCAGACAAAACAAAGTTACTTAGAGTAAAAGCTGTTTATTCAGCTAATGGATATGTTGGTTTACCAAAGTATTCTGCATATACATTCATAGAAAGTATGGATATTGCAAAAGAAAACTCTAAAATAGCTAAGCTAGGTATTGATGTATTCGATAGACCAAACATCGGAGACAAAGAACAAGATACCAAATCTGCAGCTTCAACATTTGGAGCTAGTGCGCCATTTTGATAAATAAATTCCTTACAATATGTATAATACTAGTAAAGTATTAGCAGGTAGGGATAGACAACCAAAAGTATCCGATATAGTAAAGTCAATCCCAAGCGATGACATATGGAAATGCTATATCGGAGACTTTAGGGTTGGTAAAGTCTATAACTCTCCATTGAGAGAGGATAAGACGCCATCCTTTGGGCTGTTTAGAAGCCATTCAGATGGAGCTTTGTTATATAAAGATCTTGCAACAGGAGCATCTGGTAATATATTTTCTTTCATAAAGGAGTATAAAAAACTATCTACAATGAAAGAGGTTTATGATGATATATTAAGCAATCTAAATAAAGGCAGCATATCTATATCTGATAATAAGGATGTATATAAGAAGTCTAGAGGTATAAATATTTCTGTAAAAAGGAAACATTTTGAATCTCACGATATATTGCTCTGGAAACAGTTCAATATAGATTTAGATATACTTAAAAAATTCAAAGTAAATGCAATTACAAATTATATAGTTGATAATAAAATATTGGCTACATATAGTGATGACAATCCAATGTACTCTTACAAAGTATTTGATAAATTTAAAATATATCGACCACTTGCCCCAAAGACAAATAAGTGGAGAGGAAATTTATCTAATTTGGATATACAAGGTTTTGAGCAGCTACCTAAAAATGGTGGTTTGCTTTTTATAACAAAATCATTAAAAGATGTCATGACTCTAGACTCTTTAGGATATGCAGCAATAGCGCCAGCTAGTGAAACAAGCATAATACCTGACGTTGTCATAAAGAATGTAAAATCAAGATTTAAAAGGATTATTATATTCTATGATAGAGATATGACAGGAATGACTTTTACAAGAAAAATAGTCAACAAATACCGATTCGAATTTGCATTTATAAATAAAAAATATAAATGTAAAGACATAAGCGACTTCGTTAAAAAATACGGAGTGGAAGACACAAAGAAATTACTATTAAAAATAACAAAAGGGCAGCTCTAACTGGAAGAGATCTTAATAAGATTGTAGGTCGATCTGCACTGCTAACTAATAACAAGGATGAAATTTATTGTAAAGAAAATAAGACAATATTCCGAAGAGGCTGATTTAAGTCTTTTAAAGGGAATGAACAAGCAATTGTTTATTACAAAGCAAGAGAATGGGATTCCTTGTATAATAATAAATGGGCTTGTTTGCGATTCAAGTGGTACGCCATTCAAAAATACAAATCTTCAAAGCGAATTTGAATTTATCGCAAAACGATTTATGGGCTGTAAAACAATAATACTAGGAACTATCAAAATTGCAGATAGGAGTAGTTATTCTTGTATGTCAGATTACACAGAGTCGAGATTGAAGATAATGGAAGTGGTTAATTCTACTTCAGAAAGATACAAAAAAGGATATCTAGAGATTGTAATTGAAAATGGAGTTTCTGAATTTAATTCAAACATGCCATATAGAACTATGCATGGTATGATTTCAGGAATAATAAAATCAATACAATATGCTGGAGTCGACTATCTAAACTCACAAAAAATAAAGATGGTTCCTGTAATAGAGGTGAATAGCAATGATGAGGCTTCTATTAGAAGCATCATAAAATCTAACTCTATTATTTTTAAGAATACTTTAATAATAGACCCAGATTCTGTATATTATAATGAAGATGGAGATTATACTAAGCAATTAGTATCATTCAATCTCAATAAGCTTGGTTCTTACAAAATCAAGAAGATATACAAACAAGACCTTGGAGAACTATCTGGATTTGTAGAGTTGATGACAGAAATGATATCATCTTTAGACGTAGAAGTATCTAAAGGAAAAATATTGCGAGTAGACATGACTGGAATTGATGAATTCAGAAGGTGTGTTCTACTAAAATCAATAACAGATGGAAACATAAAAGAAATATATCTTTATGGTTTTTCTGAAAATAAAAAAACAAATTTAAACCTACCATAATATGACACTTATCAAAAGCGAAAATACGAAAATAGATTTAGGATCTGCTTCGTTTGGAGGACCAGAAGCTGCTTCATTGATGGAGTCTATAGGTGCAATATCTCCTGATAGATTCATCGCGGCTATAGAAAAGTATAGTAACTTTGGAATCATCCAATCTATAAAAGCAGCAACAAGCACTGTCCTAAATAAAATTGAGATTGAAAAATACTTTAAAAACGATTCTAATAAATCAGTTAGAATATGCATGCATAGAAGCTTAGTTGAATTGATTAAGCAATCTGCAGACAGCAAGATTAAAAGTAGACTTTCAGAAATAAATGAAAAGTTATCTCTGAAATCAGACATGGTTGCATTGGTCAAAAACCAATATGTAATTAAAAATAACTTTAATTTTTTTAATTTAAATATAGGCGACGATGCTACGACAATAACCTATTCAACTAGGAAATTCATAGAAGAAAGAATATGGTTAATAGTCCTATATGATTTTATGAACACAGTGATTTACTGGCCTGATGAAGCTCCAGATGGAAAGAGAATTGAATTTTCAAATATCAGAGCCTTGATTAGAATATACTTTACTAAGAAGGTAAGTCAGCATCACAATAATCCTTTATATAGAGATATAGAGATTTTAAGTACTACACATAGACCGTACAAGCGTTTTGGATATGGTTGCCTTGTTCCAGGAGCTAGACCATACATGCCATCTGTAATTAATGGACTTTCATTAATGACAACGCTTTCTAGAACATCAGGAATGAGTATCTCTTGTCCTAAAATGTTCTCGTCAATACTAAATGCGTATGAGCATGATTTAGCAAAATTAAATTCAATATCTAAAGTAGAAAAGAAACTACACATCAATCAGGTTAGTGGTTTCGAGTCAATAAAGAATGTAAGAGTTCCTTTAAATGACTTTATCCCAGAAGAAGATGTTGAAGCTGCTAGTGCGTCATTTTCAAAGATAAATGAGTTCATAGAGTCATTTGCAAACAATGTAAAGAAATATGAATTGTCTCTAAACGCAAATAAATGTAGCGAAGTAAAAGAAGTCAAAGGATATGATATTGTTAAATTATATCATATATCTTCGTATAAAGAATCTACATTTGAGATGCCACTTAAACAAACTGAAGGAATAAATGGATCGACTGGAAAGGTATATAATGGATGGAAGGTTGATGAGAATGCGAAAGCAGGAACTCTATTTACATCTTGTATGCGAAATTCAGGTTCAATCGCAAGAATAGCATTCTACGCTAAAAATAGTGACTTTATATCAATGTTGGCAGTAACAAATAAAGCTGGTAATAAGATATCTGGCCGAGCCATAGTGTGGGAAGACCAATCTACAGGATTTAAGTATGTAGATAGAATTTTCTACAAAGAAGAATCAGACTTGAATAAGATTGTTGCACATGTGGAAAATACTCCTAATATGTTTAACATTCATTTAAATCAGGGTTCTAGATTTTCGTCTAGAAAGAATGGAGGAGAAGTGTGTTTTAAATTAGATAAATTGATTTACGACACACACATGCCATATCTAGATTCTGTTTGTTTTTATTTTGACAAAAAAGAGCAAGTTCCAGTATTAATGTCTAGAAACTGTAGAGAGTCGTCTACAGGTAGAAAGCTTGAGTATTTAAGTGTTGGAATATACGACTCAGAAACAGATTCTTCTAAAGATAGCTTGAATACGAAAGGGGAAACAGCTAGATGTTCCATATGTCGAATGAATATGGGAGGAAAGAAGTCTATACGCATATCAGTCCATGGAGATACTAATCAGGTATGCGAAAAATGCTTGAAATTAGATTCAACAGGAGAACTATATGTTAGTAAGCGATATCTGAAATGGTTTCTGTCTAAATCAGATTCTACTAGTAATTTTGTTAATCGCGTATATCATTGGAACGATGAATCTAAGCTACTTGTCGAAGATCGTTATTTTAGAAAATTTGACGAATTGAAAAAAGTAGAAAAAGGTGGAGATTACTTAGCAACTTATTTTGCATTTATAAACAAATTTACCTCACGAGGATATGATTATGTTTTAAATTTAAAATACGATAAAAGTCGTAATAAGTTTATGCCTGTCGAAGATGTCAGAAATAATCTTATGGGTAAAGATACTGATATTTACTATGATTCAACTAATCTAAATCTCATTGAAGTGAGTGGCGAGCCAGTTCTTGTAGATAAGAATATGTCGAAAGAATCAGAAAAGTATCTAGATGCTATTAAGAAGATCGTAGAGATTAGAAGATATCATAGGAAAATACCATTTGAAAAGTGGACAACCAACACAACCAACAAATTAAAACTAAATACATGTTTTGCGAAGTGGTGTGATGCTAGATTTTTGAATGGAAGTTACTCTCCTGATAAGATTGGTAGTCTTACTAAAGAAACTATTGATAACGTTTTAAGTTATTTTATACGATGCAGTATCACTGATTACGAAAACATAGAGGCGTTTAATGTGAAGTTGGAAGAGTTAAATGAACTATTACGTACATTAAACAGATTGCTTTCACAAAAAACAATATCTAATTACATATCTAGTTCAAACGCAGATGCTAGAATTTTGAAATATTTATCACTTAATCAAAGCGGATGGAAAAAAGCCTGTTAATAAAACTGGTGGAAATCCAATCCTCTTCCACCGAAGACAAAGAAATAAATGAATTTATACACAAATACCTCTTAGGAATTAAAGGAGTATCTGTAGAAATAGATACATTTGGCAATATTTACGCAACTAAAGGGAATGGCGAAAATGGATTTAAATCTATAGTATGTCATACAGATACGGTTCATTCTATAGAAGAAGATCGTATCGTTGTTGAAGTAAACAATACATTGGTTGCGTTTGCAAAAGACAAGACTAGAACTCAAAACTCCTCAAAAATTAAACAGGTTGGAACTGGAGGAGATGATAGATGTGGAATCTACACATGTTTAAAAGCATTAAAAGATTTCAATGATATTAAGGCAGTATTCTTCAGGTTTGAAGAGTCTGGCTGTAGAGGTTCTAGAGCATCGAATTTATCTTTCTTTGATGATTGTAATTTTATATTGCAATGCGATAGGAAGGGAAGTTCAGACTTTATAACTCATTCAAATGGTCTTAAAATAACCAGTGACGAGTTTATTTCTGATTCAAAAGATATACTAGGAAAATATAATTATAGCACAGCAATTGGTATAGCTACTGATGTTGGAGCGTTACGAGGTATGGGATTAGAGATATCTACATCTAATATATCTTGTGGTTATTATGACCCTCATAGAAATATCGAGACAATAGACTTGATAGATTTAGAGAACTGCTATAATTTAGTTTCTGAGTTATTTAACGAATTAGGAACAAAAAAATATGTATTCAAGAAAGAGCCAGTGGTAACTTCTACGTACATAAGTAGACCAAAATCAAGATTTACATTCGAAAGAACAAGTAACTACTTTAAGGATCTTGCAACTTCATCCAATGAGGTTGAAAATGATTCTAGCTCCATGTTTTCTAATATACCTAATACTAAACTATACACTATGCTTAAGTATGACAATATACTTATGGATAAGTGCGAATGTAGTGTTTGTGGTAGCAAAGATTCAATATTAATGAATACCATTTCTGGCTCATTATATTGTGTTGAAACTAATATGTGTGGTCTAATTATAGATTCTGACGCATATAAACGCTGTATAGTAGAAGATAAAGGAACATCTTATTGTTTAGATAAGATACAAGGATTTTGGATTAAAGATTGTGATGCCTACTGGGATGAACAATTAAACACATATAGATTGATAGACGAGAATTTAGTTTATTAGTCTAAAAATAATACCTCATGATCGGGGGGTATGTTAATATTAGATCATGCAATTAAAAGAAGATAGGAATAATACTAGAACGAAGTAGACCTCTAAGTATATTTGACCGCATAAAGATTAACATAGCAATGCTATGAATATCCGGTAAGCCCGATAATGAAGAAAGTGCAAACGCTTCAAAATCCCATACAAAGCCCTCTTATTTATTGATACTATATGCATGTTGTGTATAGACATCTTTACTTAGGCCAGCCAACTAGTGGGAACCTATCTTCTTTTTTTTTAAACCAAACCAATTATGAAGATAGAAATACCATATTATTTAGATTCAAGTAGAATATCTAATAGTGCATTAGGCTGGTTCAAAAAATCACCAAAATACTATAGAGATAGACTTGATGGAAAAATACCTGGAGAATCTTCTAAAGCCATGGAAAATGGTACAGCAGTACATATGTATATCTTACAGCCAGAAGAATTTAAGAAGGAATACAAGGTTTTAAACTTTGAATCACCTTCATCGCCTAATCAAAAGAAGTTTTGTTTAGATTACATAAATTCAAAGGCCACTACAGCCAAATTAAAGGCCTTAGAGGCATTTAAAAGTAATTATAGTGCAACTGGTAAGAAAGATGATGAAATGGCCTTAAAAGGGCTAGAAATAGCCTTAAAGCTTAAGGACTACATCAAATGGATTAGATACTCAAATGGAAATGTAAAAACATTAACATGGTCAGAATTGAATTCTCTAAAACTTATAAAAGAATCAGTTCTTTTGCATAAAAAGGCAAAGGAATTATTGTTAACTAACGATAACTCTGAATCAAAAGTAAGCTTTAGTGAGTTTCATATAAATTGGGAATTTGTAACAGAGAACAAAATAAAACTGAATTGCAAATCTCTTATAGATAGAATAAAAATAGATCATGAAGCAAAGACTGTATATCTAATAGATATAAAGACTACAGGATCTATAAGTGATTTTAAGAAATCATTCAATGAGTATGACTATGGAAGGCAGATGGCTTTCTATTGGTATGCTATATGCTGGTACTTTGATAACGTATCAAAGATAGATATATCTGAATACAAACAAAGCACATATATAGTTGCTATAGAATCCAGAAACAAAGAAGTAAAAGTTCTTGAAGTTCCAGAATCTATATTAATTGAAAAATCTAAAGAGATAAAAAACATAATATCTCAAATAGAATGGCACGAAAAACATAATTTATGGGAATTCTCTAAAGAATACTATGAGAATGACGGAGTAGAAACATCATTATATGAAGTATAATAATAACGCAACAAACACTGCAATATATCTATTACCGTCTGTATTACTACATACTTTAGATTATTACGGTATAAGAGAAGCCGACTTAGATAAGGTAAGTGTTATGAATTATGATATAAATAAGCCTCACTTAGATAAACATCTATTTATAATGATAGAAGTATCATTATTTAAGAATCTAAGAATATACGCATTTCAAAGAGAACGTAATTTCGAAAGATATTATTTTTCTAGAATAGCGGATAAGGATTATATCATATTCGTATTTAAAATTATAGATGGACTGTATTTTAAGGATACAAACATATATGAAAGTGTATGTTTAGGCAATGTCCAATTGCTACCATTTACATACAAGAAATTTATATGTTCTTATTGGGACGTATCATTTAAATTTGATAAT